TTTCTTATCAACATATCTTGTTTTTGTAATGTCTTTGTTTTGGTACCAATGAATGATATGTAAATCTTTATTCAAAGATTTTAAGTTCTCAACAACATTACCTGACATACCTTTGTTTTCCGTTGTTTCTATTGGAGTTAATACGGGCACAGGTGCTTCAGGAGACAATCGTTTTGTCTCCACATAAATAAATCTATCTAAACACGACTCACCTATTACTATTATTCTCATACTTCAATATTTTTGTTGTACTATAATCTAGTAGTTTTTTATAAAACACTAATTCTTTTGCGTGTTCACTACCATAAACAATTTCATTCCTATAGTCATCACCAACCACCATATAATCAGGTTGATATTCTTTCACACAATTAATTAGTTCTTCTCTTGAATCAAACACCACGACTTCATCCACAAATTTTAATGACTGAAGAAAATATTTTCTATCCTCAACATTATTAAATGGTCTACTCTCACCTTTAAGTTCTTTCACCCTTTTGTCCGAATCTATTCCAACCACTAACACACCTAAAGATTTGGCGTATTCCAACATCTTAAGATGTCCGGCATGAAGAACATCAAATGTTCCATTTACCCAAACTTTTTTCATAGTTCTTCTATCCTTATTGACTTATCACAAATGTATAAATCATAATGTGGTTTATGGTTCATCCTTAGTTCGTGGAATTTACATCCCCAATCGTTAAGTTGTTGTTTTGTTAATTCTACATAGTCAACTTTTGTTGCCGCACCTCTTGCAGTATAATAAACAATTGTATTACCTTGGTCATACAATTTATTTATTTTAGATATCTGTTCTAATCGTGGTGCTGCATCAGAATAAGGTTTTGCTATTGTGCAAATTGTCCCATCGATGTCTACATAAATTACTTTTGGCTGTCTCCCTTCCATACTCTATATGAATCTGAATCAAAATGTTCTGTTGATACTTCAAACACTACCCCATCGGTTATTGCTTCCAATTGATGAGGTTGACCTGGTCTTTGTCTAACCACATCACCAACTTTAAGATGTTGTTCAATTACTTCTGCGGTTTCGGTATTAATCCATCGGTAAATAAATTCACCTTCATTCACATACCAAGTCTCATCCTTAATCATATGATAATGCATTGAGAATTTTGCGCCTTGTCTAAACCGAAGTAATTTTCCGCAATATAATTCATGATTGGCAATAATGATTTCTTCGCCCCAACCTTTTGGGATTTTGCAACCATCACATTCAATCACATTAATAACTTTGGGTGTTTCCATAAGATAAAAGTAATCTCATCACCAAAATTTGTAAACAAAAAACCCTTCTTAGGAGAAGGGTTGTTTTTTTCTTTTAATTGTTTTGGTATCGTTATCTTTAACAGAGTAAATTACAAACACATCTTTCTGTGGATAAATTAAAATGTCCACGGCTTTATGTCTTCCTTTACTAACATCTTTCTTGAATGACTCACCTTGTCCTTCACTTGATTTCACTTGTATTGTTTTTACCTCACCTCTTGAAGATTTGAAAATTAAATCTGTTGAGAATATCATATCAATAAAATCTCCGTCTCCACCTTGGTATAATAATTCATAACCTGGTATTGACCCAATTGTATCGGCAACTTCATTTTCAATTTTTTCTCCCCATTCAGAATTTCTTCTAATATTGGTAGTGTAATCCAATAATTCATTGGGAGAACTCAAATATTGACTAAAAAGACCTGATAAGTTGTCTTTATACTTCAATAATACTTCTTTTACCTCATCTTCATCTTTGGAATTACTTATTGTGTTAATAATTTCAGTAGCGGCTGGACGACCATTATTTTTAGATAAAAATAACAAATCGGTTAAAAGTTTAGCTAAATCGGAAAAATTTGTGTTTAATTTGTTAACAGGATGCCATTTACCATCAATATAAACTAATCTTTTACTTGGAAGACTTTCCAAAAATCTATTATAAGTGTAATCATTGATTTTACCGTTATCTTTTAAGATATTGACCCCCATAATATATCTTTCAATATCATCTTCTCCAATATTTGTTTTGATTTCATCAAGAATATTATCGATTATTGATTGTAAACCTAAACCATCATTTCTTGATAACCAAGATTTTAACTTATTCAACGAGTTGAATATTGACTCATGGTCACCTTCTCTTTGTTCTTTTATTAATTTCATATTAATGCTGTACTCTTAATCTATCGGTATTATATCCCAAACTTTGTATTAACTCACGAACTTCTTCAGTAAAAGTTGATGTATGTCTCCACGCATTACTTTTAAAAGTTAAGTTAATTAGTCCACCAACATTATTAGTTGATGTATTAAATTTCACTGAGTGTAATACTTGGGAATTAGGGAGAGCTCTAATTTTCTTTTTTATTTCTTTATTTAATGTTTGTTTGACCCATTCATCGACCCCCTGATATACAAATGCACCACTCATATTTAAATCTAATTTTCCGTGGGTAACACTACCAATTTCAACACCAATAAAATTAGTTAATGTTTCCATAAAGTCATTTCCCAATTCCGCGGCTCGATAATTTTTTTCAGATTTATCACGAATTGACTTATCAAAATCAACACTAAAAAAACCATTTACAACATAAGGAGAATCTTCAGTTAAATTAAGTGTTATCCATTCAGGTAACTCTAACCTATCAGTAAAAAAAGTAATCGCCTTTTTGTACCTTTCAAGAAAAAGTCCTTCATTTTTAAGACTTGGCATTTTGTGAACGCCTTTTTGTGCTAATTCTCTTCCAACATTAACCATAGTACGATAAGCACCATAATAACCTGTAACCACATCAGCAGCGCCATAATCTTCTGCAAATTCTTTCATATGATTTTTAATCAATAAAGAAAGAGGGTATTGACCTATTTCATCACCGTGGTTTTTTTTAACCCATGGTCTAAAATAGTTCACAAAAACTTCAACAAAGTCTTCATCCTGGTATTCTTTTGGATTAAAACTTTCTAAGACAGTTCTTACAACTTTCTCAAGGTCAGATTCGGTAAGTGTGTGTATTTTTTTCATTACTTATAAATACTCATTAGGAATGATATGCACAACTTTATTTGTCATCCCATTCATAACCCGATAAATTGTGTTTTTTTGTTTTTCACTAATAGTGTCAAGAGTAAGCATAAACTCGTAAAGACCTCTTGTCAATTTAAGTTCCATATACTCTTCAAATTCTCTAGATTCCATAATACAAACAAAAATAAACAAAAAACCCCACTTAATAAAGTAGGGTTATATTATTATTTGATTTCAAAATTTAAAATCCTAAAATTTCGTGTCGTTTAACCGTATCAACAATATCTAAATAGAAATCTTCAAGGTCTCTTTCTCCTGATTCAATTTGATTAATAATTTCTTGTCTTTTATACCCTGTATTTTTATCAATGAAGTCAATCATTTCATCGTCAGTAATACCTTCAGGTTTTATTGGCTCAGGTATACACTCATGGTCTCTTTCAACAACACCAATGTCATCAACATATAATCCCGTTTCACCAACCATTTCTTCAAATTTAGGTATCATAATATCTTCATACCACTCTTCAATCACATGTAGCACAAAAGATTCTTTAACGGTAAACAAAGATTGTATTGTTTTAATAAAGTTTTTAGAAACAATTAAGTGTCCCCCTTCAAAATTTTCATCTTCAAAATAAAATATTGCTGTAATCGCCTCTACCCCATCAACACACCAATCCTCCCGAAGATTACCATAATTACGAGATTTTTGTGTGATTTTTCTCTGACCTTCTTCAATATATTGATTTAGGTATTTTGTAATTGCGTTTTGTAACACGGGACTACTTTTTACAAATCTTTTATATTGTTCTTCAGTTATAATGTATTTCATGTTAAATAAATAGTTTTGAAATTAAAAACCCCCAACATAGTTGAGGGTTTCTTTTTTCATTATGTTAATTTTCTTCAATTTTTCGTTCATCCATCACTTCACGATAACCCTCATATAACGAATCTCTAAGTTGATATAAGTTATCATAAATTTCGTCATGATAATCATCATCGTTCATCATCTCTTCAAAATCAATCCCCTCTTCATAATCTTCAATATCGTCGTAGTCTACGGCGTATACAAATGCACCAATAGGGGCATACCCTTCATCTTCATATGTTCCATAAACAACGGTGTCTCCACCAAGTACTTCAACAAGTTTTTGTAAATACTCTGTCGGAACACTCCAAGCTGACTCAATTACTAAATCAACATCTGATGAATACTCGTCTATTTCAGATTCAATGGTAATCCATTTGGAACCAACATTCTCGGTCATCCATTCTCTATCCATAAAATTATCAGGTTCACTAAACTCAGTCCCGTATAATTTATTGATATTATTTACAATATCCACATATAAAGTGTCATCACTTTTACTTACAAGAAGTTCTTTTAATTTAATAAAAGTTTCTTCGTTAAGATTCTCAACCTTAACATAAGTGGTCATGGTATTTGCCATTAATTCTCTAAAATTGATTTGCCCAAAATTAACGGAGAACCTGTTTGACTCTTCACAACTGTGAAATGAGAATCATACTCCTTGATGAATAAGGTGTCATCTTTACCAAATAATTGTCTGTAATTGTTTTTTGCGTAGTCTTCTACTTGTTTTGAAACTTCTGGTGTCATATTTTTAATTATTAAATTATACTGTCACAAATATAGAATAAATTTGTGACAAAACAAATTAATTTTTAATTAAAAAGTTCCAACATCATTTACTTGAAGACCCGTATGTCCTTCAAACCATTCTTTTACCATTGGTTTCCAAGAATCTTCACCAAAATAAGCATCAAATGACCCATAAATCCCTTTTGGTAATACCAAGAATGGACAATCCATACTTGTATTGATATCATGGTTATTACAACTTACCCACCACATATGGTCGTAGTCGTCAAATTCAGGCATCCCTACCAAAGAAAAAAAATACTCAGGCTCATTATCATCATATGGTGATTTAAATCCATCATATGGAATTAATTTATCATTGATAAATTCTAAAATGGCGTTGTTACGCTTCCAATTATTTAATTGTTGTTCGGTTATAATATATTCCATCTCTAATAAATACTCTAACCTTTTAGTTTGGGTATTAAGATTTATTGCCCTTTACAGGTGTTTTTCCTATAATTTTCCATACTTTTTTAATTGGTGCCCCTAATAAGTCATCAAAGGCCCCAATAATAAATGAACTATCATTAATATTATCACTACTACGATTTCTTATTTCAAAAACTAACTCTTCACCTTGATGAATTGTACTTTCATCTGTGATTAAATAATCAACTTTTCCTATTATTACATTCATTTCCATAAACCAATAATAAGTTTTTATTTGTATATGTCAAATAAAAAACCCCTCTTTGTGGGAGGGGTTGGTTAATATTATATTTGTGATTCAGCGGTCACTACCACATTTGATAGTTTCCATCCCGCATTACATAACTTATCGTTATAACAATCTCCTGTAAACCAAGGAGAATCATAAGGACCTTTAGGGGAATATACTTCCCAATATGAAGGTGTTATCCACCAACCAACAGACATTGACGATTTTAATGATGACATATCTATGGTTGTACCATCAGCACCTCCATTGTTTAATACATCATATGTTAAAATACTCACACCATTTTGAGTTAAAATAATACTCATATTTGTGTAATCAGAATTAAAAGTAACTTCCATATCAAATGGAATTGTTACATCAATAACATCAACTAAACTATGAGTTCCTTCACCAGGGTTATTAGATAAATTACTTTGAGTGTAACAATCATCACTCAGAATTGCTTCACTATAAGAATATTCAAATCTTTGTTTGTTATTTAAATGAATTGTTTGTTGAAGTATTCTATTACCATTAGTTTCCATAAAGTCAATTTCATTACAATATGGAGACCCTGAATTACCTGCGTCACAATAGTTAGTCCCTTTAGGTTGGGTTGCACTATTCACCATATAAAACGAAGCATTTAACCAATTGTTTTTTTGAATTTCGGTTGGTTCCATTCCTGATAGGTCAATTGTTGCAGTAATTTTAGAAATGTTTTTAAACCCATGGGTTGAAACAACTCTACCAGCATTAAAGGTAACGGTTGAATTTTCAATTATTGGAGACATATTACACCAATCGCTGGTCCAATCTGAATCAAATGTGACATTATAAGTTGTTAATGATAATGATTTTTTATTACGACGAAATAGTTTTTTTATTCGGTCATAAAATTTAGATAATTTACTCATAAATTGTTTATTTCACTTTTTTTTCTTGTTCATTAACCAATGGTTTTGAATCACCAAGCTTTGAATTTATTAATTTAGAGAAATTCTCAGTCATTACTTTCATTCCTCCTGTGTGTTGTTCACGGATGGCATTTTTTTCTTCTTCCGATAAATTATTCAATATGTGTTTCATGTTTTGTTTTATTATAAATACCTTAATATGTGAAAAAAAAGTTTATCGTCTTCCTGATGAAGGTGATGTTGTTCCTCTCCCACCACTTTGTGGCCTAACCGAAGGTGTTTCAGGTCTATATTCTTGTTGAGGTCTTACTGACGGGGTTTCTGTTCTTTGTGGTCTTACTGACGGAGTTTCTTGTCTTCCACCTCTTTGTCCTCCAACAGATGGTGTTTCATCTCTACGATATTCTCTTCCTCTATAACCATTATTTCTTGCAACTCTATACCCATTATTATAATATACCGGATAAGAATAATAATAATTATAAATTCTTGGTCTCCAATAAGGGTCATCAAAATAAAACCACCAATTATAACCATTATACCAATTATTTCCCCAATAAAATCTCCAATTATTATAATAATATGGGTCTAATTGGTTTGAAAATGTGGATAATGGAACTTGCACTTGCTGGCCCAATTCATTAACTGCCAAGATATGTGTTATTCTTGGTTGGGATGAAACATTTTGATATCCTACACAAGATGATAAAAGAAAAAACAATCCAATAATTAATAATACTTTTTTCATAACATTTTTTTATTATAAATATACTAAATTAAAGTTCCTTCTTTAACACCATTCTCAATAACATCATCAATAGGGTTAACATTACTGTCAATTTGTTTATGTTCTTTTGGTAACCAATAAACTTCTTTCACACCAAATTTAATTGTTTCCTCAAGATAATCTATAAATGCTTTTGTTCTATCTTCTTTTAGGTTATAGTAATCCCCATAACCTCTTAGTTCACCACTTTGTTCTGGTAATGGTTGGGTTTCTTTAACACCATTATTAATAACATCTTCAATCATTTTGGGATAACTAGTTGAGTTATTTTCTTTCATCCATTCAACGGTTGACATAATATCTCCATCTTTACCGGGTGTCTTTGTTTCCTTAACACCGGTTTGAATGATATCATCTATGTTGCGTGGTCTAAAACCTTTATAATTATAAATTTCCTTAACACCATTATTAATCACACCATCTATTCTTCCTTTGTGGTGATATGCGTCATCGTGGGTTTCTTTCACACCATTTTCAATTATTTCTTCAACTTGCCAATCAGTATATTGTGTCATTGGGGAAATATCTCTCACCCCATCTTGAATAACATCTTTAACATCCCATCTATGACCTTTATAATCGTAAATTTCTTTCACCCCATTTTCAATAATATCATCCAACCTTACATCACCGACTAACCAATCACCATCTTCGGTATGTTTTACACCCTTTTTAATAACACCTTCAATCCAACTTTCATTAAGATACGGGTTATTCTGAGTGTTTTTTATCCCATTTTGTAATACCTCTTCCATTTTATTGTCAAAAAACTTCATCACATCAACAGGATTAGTTTCTTTTACACCATTATTAAGAGTTGTCTCAACCAACTTTTCTCGTTCTGCACAAATCCATAAGGTTTTTCTCACACCATTTTGAATTGTGTCTTCACAATCCTTTTGCCTCTTGGCAAACCCCAAGGAGTATTCGCTTACTTTAACGGAATCAATAGACCCATATTTAATCGTATTTTCAATAACATCTTTAAATTCAAACGGATTGTCTGATGTTTGGTTCAACCCCTTTTTAATAAAACTTTCCATCCATTTGGTGATGTATTGTTGATTATCCACAACATCCAAAGAAACATATTGAAATAAATTATTGAAAAAACTATAATTGTACCATAAAGTTCCACCATTAGTTAACTCAACAACCCATTGTTTTGTATCCGTGAATATTAACCAAGTAGATTTATTATGATGATATACATCACAACCTTCAACACCCTCAATTATTAATCTATTGATAATCTTTTCCATCTATTTCTTTTTGAATAATTCAAAAAACTTATCCTCATTAGTTTTTACCGGAGGAACAATCATAGATTCAACTTTGAATGTTATAAAATCCATTTCTCCTCCATAGGTCATTTTAAAATAATCATTAAATAATTCTTCATAATGAGATTTATCACCTTTTGGTATATCGTCTTCATTAAAAAATATATTAATACCAACCAAAAATTTCCAAATTGGTTCAAAATTTACAGGGTTATAAACACTATTACTTTTATAACCAATTGTGACAACCTCTCTAATTTCAGGACACAATTTTAAAATTACAGTATTAAATCTTTCAGGTATTTCAATATCGCATACATTCATATATGAATCTTTCAATCCAATTGTTGTTTCATTTACCACACGACGAACGAGTCCGTTGGGTATTTCATAATAATCGTCATTATTCTCGTTTTCCATACTATCTAATTGTGTTTGGTTGGATTGTTGTGTCTTCAAAGGACTCTGTGGACACAAACTCACTTTTCATATAATCAATTACATATTCAAACATTTCGTAATCTTTAAAATCACCTCTTTTGTGTCCGGCTTTAATCAACATAGACATGCCAGCAGCTAACATCATTGTTGATTCCTTAACCGATAATAACTCTTGGTCTTTTGGGAAAGCGATGTCAAAATAATTTCTTTTATTTTCACCTCGTCTGTGTGTTACTGCAACTGTTAAACTATCCATTTTGTATTTTTAACAAAGATAATAAATTATAAATAAAAAACCCACTATTAAAGTGGGTTATTTTTGTTTTTCAATAAAGAGTATAATTTACTTAATTTTTTTGTCATTTTTAGACAAATGTTTCTTGTCTGATTAATCTCGTATTTGATGAATTTCTCATAGTCACCACCAAATCTTGTAACCCTATCCAAATATTTGTCAAAATATTTTTGTTTCTTTCCACTAAACCCAAAGAGTTCTTCAATAAACTCTTGTGTTAAATATGACTTCATTGTGCCTGCTCTCCAATTCAATAAAGTCTTAAAGAACTCCTTTAATGTTACATCAACCATTTCGTCATCTGATGCATCTTCAGGATAATTAATATTATTATCGTCAAAAGTTTCTTTAATTTGGGGGATAATCTTTTTTAAATCATCCCTTAGTTTTTCATAAGTTAAATTGGCTCCGTCTTTATAAATCTCATAAACTTTATTATTTGTGATAAATTTATAAAAATCTTCTTTGGTGATTCCTTCCTCCTCCAACGCAGCATACAATTCTGTGGCTCTAACCAAATTTTCTGTGGTATGAGCAAAATACATATAATGTAATAATTTATTTAATGGTGGTATATTTCCAAATTGTCTTTGACTTCCAATTTGATATTCAACTCGTTTATTGGTTTTTAAGTTTGGGTTAACAGATTCATCGTAACCGTGTTTTATCTCATGAGCCAAACTTGAGATGATTACTACTTTTTCTTTTTTAAACTCATCAATTAAATCTTGAGTTGTTGCGTCATTATCTAAAGTCATATTAATTGACAAATCAATTACATCCATATCACGATTAGTAGTGTAATTGAATTTATTGTTCATCTCCACTGTACTACGATGGGTCATACCTCTTAGATATATTTTTTGTCTACTATCCCCATTAACATCATATTCATCTAAACTATCAACATTAAATTCCAAGTTAATAGTGTCAAACTTATAATCATTAATTTGAAAATTTCCCTTTAATACTATTGGTTTTTTTATGAAAGATTTTAATTTGGTGGTTGGTTTAAGTTCCGACATCATTTTGTCGTATAGTTGTCTGGCAATGTCAACGATATTAGTTGGGACACCAACCGCTTCGTTTAATTTTTTATATTGAGATTCTGTTAATACGTATTTCATTAATGATAAATATAAGAAGACTTTAAATAAAAAACCTCAACGATTAAGATGAGGTTTTATTAAATTAAAATTCTTTTTTTAAACGACTAAGGATTTCATTGTTCTTATTCGTTCTCTTCAATTCCTTAAGAACATTTCTTCTATTCTTTTTAGGTTTACCAATTTTTCTTGATTTTGACATAGTTAGTATTTTATAATAAATATACTATCCCCAATTATCGTCATTATCAAAAAAATTAATCATCATCACTAAAGTCCCAATTAACAATCTCATTAACAGGATAATCATACGTTTCTTCAAACCATTCACCAGCATATTCCAAAGCGTCCTCACCCGAAACATTAAACATGGCCGCAAACCCAAAGATGATATCATTAGAAACCAATAATTTATTATTATAAATCTTATAATGCCAAGTCTGATTGCCATGGTTGTTTTCAAGGGAAAGATAATGTTGTGTTTCCTTAACATTATAATCAGGAGAATCAAAATATTTCCACATTAAATTCTTAACCTGTGATTCTTTAATAATATATTCCATAATGATAAATACTCAACTATCAAAAAAAGGGGCTGGGGATTCCCACGAACGAAGTGAGTTTCCGTCGGGCGGTACACGAATTACCACATAATATTACCAAGATATCAACTCTACCACAAGGATAATCGTTTTACCCAAACATCCTCACCATTACATTATGATTATTATCGGACTTCTGTCGGGGAGTAATATTACCAAGAATCAAATCTATCTGACTATACATACCCGTACCACAATCCATTGTCTTTTTTACCCCATTACGTAAAACGGATTCCAACAACACAACGTGTGGGAGTGGCAAGTTTTGGGTGGCCTCTACCTTACCATGTAAAAACAATTCAAACCATTCTGTTATCAGGGGTTCATATTCTTTATAACCAATATCAAATAACTTAAAGAAATTATCAAAGAATCCCCACCTCCAAAATAGTCTACCTGATTCCTGAAATTCAAAATACCAATACTTGTTCTCCCTATCAATAAACCAAATGTTACCCCGATGTAGAATTACTTCCGCATGGGATAAATCCTCACTCAACTTTTTAAATATAAATTCCTTTAACCTATCTGTCATCTTTCGGTATATTATTTAACCATTCATTAAAATATCGTGAAGTATCTGTATGACTTAAACAAAATAGTATTCTTACACTACGGTATAACTCAGACCTCATAGATATTCTCTTAACACCATCCTTACGAGAACCAACCACAATTCCATTAACAGAATAAATGGTCTTAAACATATTCCCCCTGTACCCACCAAAATGAATTTTTTGTTTTGATACAGATAAGGTGGGGTTACCCCCAACCGTAGAATTAAGATATTCATTAACCAATTTTTCCATTATGTTGTTTCATCAATATTGGACATCACATAACCTTCAGGTGGAAAATGAATCAAACATCTTCCATTACCCTTATAACAAGAGCAATCCTTATCATCATCAATCTCAAATGAAACACTACTTTCCTTATCTTCGTAATTTGTGAAGAAATCATTAAAGATTCCCGTAATAGTTATTTTCTTTTTCACCTTATTTCTTTTTGAATTGTGAAACCCTTTGTGGGTCTATTGTCACCACAATGTTACCACTACTATCGGCATACGAAGCGATATCATCATCCAATAACATTTTATGAATAGTATCGTCATAATAAATCACCACACTATTGTATGAGTAATGTGGATAATGTTGTTTAATTGGTTCCAATAGAACAACAATAGTACATTGACTAACAGCGCCATCCATAATGGATTTAATTAGTTCATAATAATATTGGTTTCGTTTTTTCTTATACTCGTTCAATATATCAATTCGAGATAAGGTTTCAGTTGTCTTTGGTTTAGAATTCCACATTATTTTTTACTATTTCAATTAATTTTTTAAGACAAGCAAGTTCCGCTTCTTCGGGAGATATAAAATAAACTATACTTCTATTTACTGATTCAGTGCTCTTATCATCCAAATAACTGTAACGATAATTCCAATAAATAGACTTATCTATTTTCATCCAAAAAGTAGAACTATGTATTTTATACTTCTCTCTAAACCATCTAAATGCTTGTTGGTAAAGTGGTGCTGAATTTCTTCCATCACAAGGAAAATTACCCCCCATTGGTTTATTATTCTCCATATCATTATAAAATCCAAAACAATCCTCATCAAAGCCTAATTCTTTTAACGATAATGATTGTTCGTAAGTCACAAATTCTTTTTCCATTATTTCTCTTTTGCGATTTCTATTAATTTTTTTAGACATTCAAGCTCTGATTCTTCGGGAGTATTAAATGTACCACTATAAGACGAACCTGACCCTACAAAATTATCATATATGTATTTTTCCGAGTATAAATCTCTTATCTGAAAACAATATTCTATTGCTCCCATATCGGATGTATATGGCTCAGCATGCAGATTGTACTTCTCTCTAAACCATCTAAACGCTTGTCTGTAAAGTGGAGCACTACACGCCTTATCTAAACAATTACTATTCACCCAATCACTTGGGCTTTCATTCATACCGAATTCTGTCTCTAAAAAATATTCAGTAAAATTACTTGGTATTAGTGTTGACCTGAACCAACCAAAACAAGGTTCATTAAATCCCAATTCTTTTAATTCCAATGATTGCTCATAAGGTACAAATTCTTTTTCCATAATTCTTTATTTAGAAAGCGAAGATATAACAAAGAATTTAATCCACCAAATATATTATGAAAAAAAGGGCTGGGATTCCCCCGAACAAAGTGAGGTCGGACGACTGGCCACAATAACTCCCCTCTCAATAACCTTATCAACCTCAAAGTCTTTTCTCCAATCATATACGGTGGGAAGATAATCAGGATAACAATGTTTGCCAACAAAATTCATCCCCAAACCATTACGAATCCAATTAGAAATATAACTATCATTACCCGGCACCACCAAAGACATATAAGAAAATAAGTTATGGAAGAAAAAATAATTATAAAAAGTATATCCCGTATAACTAACCGTAACAACCCATGTTTTATTGTCGGGGTTAATTATCCAGTGTGAACCCCTATACTCATACCACACGTATCCCGAGATAGTATCATTAAGAACTTTAGTAATCAGTTTTTCCATAATATAGTTTTAAAAAAAAGGGCTGGGATTACCCCGAACGAAGTGAGTCTCCGCCGGGCGGTATACGAATTACCCCAAAAACTCCATTAACGATTTCGCCGATGTATCAAACAATAAATTATATTTCAATAAATCTTTATACTCCTTTGTCCCCTTATTAATAGTAGACCTCATCTCAATGTTATGGTTATTCTCATTAGAAAGTTCAGTACCATTCATAGGACATATTTTAAACTTATAAATCATATGTTTAGGGATTACAAAAAACATGGGGGTGAAATCATTCTCACAATCAACAAAACAAAATAAATAATAATCAATTAACTGCCACGGCCTAAGATGGGTTAGATTATAAGCGTTAGAAAGATTGGATAAAAAACTAACCTTAATCTCAAAGTGTTTTCCATTCTTCTTAGAGTCCCCCCGATTCATACGAGTTTTAACTGACTCCATACCAAACTCCCGTATAATTTTCTGTTCAATCCTCTTACCATAAGAACACGGTAATAACCTAACATAACAGTCACAAATAAAATCCTTTAACTTTAACCCAAAATCAACATCCTTCCTTTGACCAAATTTAAGTTTCGCCAACTGTAAATAATCCAATACCATTACACCTTTATTTTATATTAGTCAACAAAGATATAACATTTCCCCATTTCTCACAAAATTTTCCAAAAATTTTTTTTGTCCTTGAAGAGGGTAAAATAAAAAGGGGGGTCCACTTTACAGAATAGTAGACGAGAGTAAAGAACGACCCCGTTCATCATACGAGAGTAATTGTTACTTCCGAGATTGGACATAAAAAAACCCCTCTGTTGGGAGGGGGTTATATTAATTAGACTTGAATCTTTTTCTTATAATAACATCTTTTACAGGTAGTCTATAATCTTTCTTTACCCATAACTTAATTACCTTATGGATTTGTTTTTCATTTAATTTAAAAAAATCCATTAACGAAAAATGTATTCTACTGTCATCAGATGAAATAAACAATTCCATAGGTTTCTTCTTATACAAGAAAATAATATTACCATCACTTTCCGAAAAAATAATGTTAGGACCTATGTCTTCCCGTTTTAAATTTGGAAACTCCTTTCGTAACCATTTAAGGATAACACTAAATAACCTCTTCTCACTTATAATATATTCCATAGAAATAAATACCAAACAAAGAACATTTTTTCCCCAAAAATTATTTTTGTCATTGAAGGGACATTTAAAAAGAAGGGGTCGTGTTCCCCGGACCAATACTCCACCCCGTAGGTAGGGTTTATATCCGGAAAATTTCCGGGTAATGAATCATTATTTCCGGATAGGAGTTATTCACCCATTAAAGGGTGGGGGATTTATTCCCCCGACCATCTAACCGGAGGGGTAAATTTTTACCCAAAAATTATTTTATTTGATTTAGGGGATTATCCCCCCTATATGACATTCTGACAGTATAGTAAGGGGGGATACGGGGGGGAGGGGGGCCCCATAGGGGGGTAGACCCCATGCCAGAGGGGTGGTCTGTCAGTATAAGTTATTAACAATGTTATCCCCCCTCCCCATTAGTTATCAACATGACAGGGTGATAAAAAAAAAGTTATCAACATATTACTGTGGATAACTTTATGGTATGATATTGTTTGTTAACTATTGTTCGGGGACAATGAATGACCCGATGTGGAATGACCGACCTTGTGGTAGTCTAAGTTCCACGGGTAAGGCGGGGGAGCTATGTATGTCTTCCATCATCTGATTCATGGGAGATGTGATGAGGTTATCTCCTTCTTCATATGACATGTCCAATAGTAGTGATGGGTATGTGGCTCTATAACCTTTCCCACTATCAAGGTCCCTAGTTACCCATGGAAGGAATGGTCTCTCATATTCATTGGCCATTTGTATTGGGTCCACGATAAGTTCTAAGAAGATTACATTATAAAGGTTTACCTCATCCTCATTTATAATCACATCCTTAATCCATTTGTTCTCATTCATAAGGGCCTTCCTTACAACCTTGAACTCATAGTTGTTTCTTAATTCATCGGGGGTCATTACATTTCTAACTGCCATAGTGTTGTATAATATATTAATGATAAATATATGATATATTGTTTGGGGGTTACATTTATTATCCGTACCTTTGTATCACTGAATCGGTAACCACTCCGACAGGGGGCGCAAGTAAGGTTGGGGAGAGTGGACGGAGCAGCGCTTTATATTTTTAATATAAATCCCCCACCTTTGTTACGAATATCATAATGGTACCTTTAACTAAGAGAAAATTATTACTAATGAAATCCCCCATTCTTTGTGAATGTCATAATTTGTTTGTATATTTGTGTCTTGACGGTGATAGTCGCCGTCATCTCTTACACATTTAAATCATTAGTCATGAAAGGTTTCCTTAAAGCATTGTTTGTTGGGTATGTAGTAGTTGGGGTTTATAACCACCTTACAAAGAAATAACAGAGGGACATTGATGTCCCCCTCTTATTTTACATACTCCCTTATTAGTTCCTGACACTTACCCACTATATCCTTGGGGGTAATGTTGTCCCCGCCATATTCATAGAGTCCTTCTATCTTGGCATCCACACATCCCCACGCATCCATTCCTATTGGTTTACGTTGGAAGGTTTTCTTTGCCCTCTCGAAATATAGAGAACCTAACTCCATTCCCCCACCATCTGAGATTACTATTCTTATTACTCCCTCATCCATTGGGGATAATTCATATGTCAAATTGTCTACTGTTATATCCATAATCATAAATATAGGTTGGGGAACATATAAAATAAAGGTGAAACCATCCGATTAGGATGTATTAACAGTTGGGGTGTTGATAACTTTTGGTCCTGACAGTCTGTCATAAGGAAAAATAAATGTTAATTGTTGATAACTTTAGGGTAAATTATTTGGATTTGTCAAAATGTCAGGGGAGCTCTCGATAGGGGATAATCCCTTTCCCCGCATTTAACCCCCACCGTGGTTACACAGTCTACCACTTTTTACCACCGATAGTGTCATGTGGATAGTGTAAAGACCACTTTTTTCCCCCTGACGACCCCTACAGGACCAGTTTTTTACTATGTGTATTTCCTAGCGAAAAAGGGAGTAGTAAGTGAAAGACGCGTGGAAACGAGTTTACGAGTGTTATAGAAGGACTTTTATTACTTCAACGAGTGTCACAGACCGACCTAAGGAGTGAACCGATACACTATATGTCCCCCTCGTATAGACCATGTAACATCCTTTCGTAGTGGAGACAACTCATTAGTGGTAAGTAGTGGGGAAACTTACTATTCATATCACTCATGTGAGTTTTAAACTGACTACACTGATATGAAACATAAGTTATTATATCATCGTGTAATTATATGACATCACATATAAATGGTCGTAGACCATTACTTTTATATGTCATTACATATAACGATTACTAATACCACCACATATGTCTCTTCGTTTAGGTGGGGACCACATATGTTGGGCGGGGAACATATAATTATTATCGGGTTATAGGTAATAATAAGGTTATAGACTGATAATATATGTTTATAAGGTTCAGGACTTATATCCGTATTTATACGATAATATCCGAAAATGATACGATACATGAATGAACGAAAAAAGGAGACCCGAATGGAGTCTCCCTTTGTAGTGAGTGAATGGATTGGATTATTTTACTACAGTTACAATCTCTTTGTCCCACCCTGTTATCTTATTACCATTTTGTAAATTGGTAATCATATTGGTGGCTTCTATTTCAGTATTGAATGTAAGTGGATAAGATTGACAATCCCCATTATGACATTCCACATCTGTTATATTCTCCCATAGTTTCCACCATAAGAACTTTGATTGACATTGTACTGTATAATGTTCTTTATTTATCTCCCCTTTCTCGTAGTGTGTATGTTTAACTACTCTGTATATTTTCTTCATAACGCAAATATATTAATATTTGTTTTTATTGTCAATAAGGTTTATGATTTTCCTTATTGATATAGTCATATTAATCATTATCTTTGCACATATGACCGACAATCTTAAACATGCTATCTTTAACTTTCTTACCACCGAGTATGGTAATTTACCCCCTTATAAAACAGAGGAATGTGAATATTATGTTTTTTATTTTTTAAAGGGTGAAAAAATAATTGTATACAATTGGGTAACTAAAGAAGTTCATATAAGGTATAGTATTGTTTGGAGATTTTTAGAGAATTTTTTTGATTTATCGTATACAAAAGTATCCCTGTTAATGTCAGAGTGGTTAGAATCTATTTACAAATTAGATATATCTAAAATATCAACAATTAATGACCATCAATTTAGTTGGATACATAATTAATCTATCATATGGTCCGAGGCGTTAATCCCCAACCCCCTTTAAATTAAAAACCCCCACCGTTAAGTGAGGGTTGTATTAATAGAATGATTTTAATTCCATGTACGGCCCCAAATTATATTTGTCTATAATCTGTTTGAAGATTTGTTGTCTGTATCTTGAACCCAATATGTTCTTTTTACTAATGAATCCATAACCAAATCCTGAATCACCACTTAATCCCACCACTTTGTAATATGGTTGGTCGTGAAGATTTGTCGGATATAATCTTGCGGTGAATTTATATCTTAAACCACCCTTAGGTCCGAATGAAAAGTCCCCTAATTCTTTTTCACCACGATGTAGTGGTCGTAAATTATCATTTAGTCCAAGTTTTTCAACCAACGCTTCATGTATGTATAGCGCTGTTTTGTCTACAGACATATAAACAAGTGGTGTATGAGTATCTTCACTGAACATCATAATATCTCCATCATAAAGAACATTTATTAAATTATCAATTCCACCCATTAGTTTAGATGTAATTTGTATCCCTGATTGTTTTAACATGGATTTTAATGCATCTTTTTTTGAATCGGATTGTTCGTTAATAACCCCTCCCATCATTGATTGTATCCTATGTATGTTCTCTTGTAAGTTCATATTATTTAAAGTCAGGTAGTTTGGTGTCTTTAACAAATTTGTTATGTGAAGCTTTATATGATTTTTGAGTTTCATCGTTCACATCTTTGGTGTATTGCCAATTCCAATATAAATCATCGTTTGGTTTGAAACCATAGAACTCATGAACCTTTTTTTGTATTTCAGTTACGTTCTCACCATTCCAATTCTGTCCAACACAAATAAACCCTGTCTCTATATCCTTAACAAGATTTGATTCCCCCAATGTTGCGTGTCTATTCTCAATCCAAGTTAGTCTCTCGATTAAGTTTTGGTAGAACATATTGGTTTGTCCCCACCTGATGGAACTAAAAAATATAACTGCGTCAGATTCAAATAACTCTTTTGATATCTTCCATAGTTCATCCTTTGGATTGTTATAACTTGCCCAACATCTATGGTCACCTGATGGATTTTTCTTCTTATCTTTAAGCATGGATTTTAACACCCCACAACTATTCCCATCTTTTCTTGATACATTCCCTTCACAAGGAACTATATTAAGTTCGGAAACATCAATTAAAACTGATGTATCTTTTAACTCATCGTTAAGGTACATGGCAATCGCCTTTGATTTTGGAATATCTTCGTTCTCCTTATCCCAATTATATCTATTGGAACAACTTAAGATTAAAACTTTCTTTTTATCTTTAAGAATATCTAATGTTTTCTTGATTGATTTCCATGCGTCGGACTGAACCATCTCTTCGGCAATCATCATCTCTCTTATTCTTTGTATGTTTTCTTGTAAGTTCATATTAATAAATATAAAAAAAAGGAGAATGTTATCTCCCTTTGTTTTATTTTACCTACCTTCGTATTCCCATAGTACCGCGTTACAATAAGCATGTACCGCTCCTTCAGTCATATTGGTTTTATGACAATGTTGTAGATGTATCGGATGGTCCAAGAATCCATCAGGGAATAGTTTTAGATTGATTCGTCTCTTTGTTATTCTCTCAGGTGCGGGACTGTCTAATGTCTCCCCACAATACATACATAAATTGTTCTGTTCTTTGATATATTGTAACCTAACCTCTCTTCTTTGTGGCTGAGTTAATTTCGTGTAGTCTATTGGTAAATTCATATGACAATAATAATCATAGGTATTTATTTTGTCAAATTAAAATAGTGTGGTGAATTATAGGTATTTGTGGTGAATTATGGTTATTTATCCCCCACTCTTGTGAATAGTAGTTAAAAATGATACAACATAGGAGTGAACGAAAAAGGAGACCTTGTATGGTCTCCTTATGTAGTGAGTGAGTATGATGTATTATTTTACCATGTTCTACATGCCCAATATCTTGGTTTCCATCTTGGTCCAGGGTTATCACAATTATGTCTAGCCCTAAATGATTTTCTTCTTTCAGGATTATTCTTTTTAATCCTCATTATTTTACCATGAGCAGATTTTCCTCCAAACCCAAAGTTAACCTTTACAACCTTACCCTTATCGTTTTTAACATATACCTTTGACTTCTTAACATCACCTTGCATAATTTTACCAAGTTGGACCTTACGCCCTTGGTATTCAGCTTCGGTTAACAAATCACCAATAACAAAGTTGGTTTCTTCAACTGAACCATACTTATCCTCATACAAAGTTTTATTTTTTGAGGTCTCTTCAATCTCTTCAGATTCATTCTTAACGCAATTTGGATATCTTTTACCAAACATTGTTTTCATCCCTTTTTTGGTATAACCTTTCCAACAACCTTCAGTCATTTCAGTTTCTTCTGCAAGAACACGTTTGATTAAATGAATCAAATCTCCTTCAGTAAGTTTAATAATCTTTGTCATATTATTTATTGTTTTAAATGTTTAAATCTAAATTCTATCTTCGCTCCTTTTGGGTCTTCCGCCTTCCATCTGAATCTCTTACCAATATAGTCTTTAAGTTCTCCCCTCATTTTGATTTTGATTGCGTCTTCCACCTTAGTTGAATCAAGGTTAGGAATCTCCCCCTTTAAATAGTTTTGTGGTGTAGTCACTTGGGTGTTGTTTTCTCTTTTAAGAACATCATATACATCTATGTCCACGAAAGCTTTGTCATCATTCACATCTATATTCTTTACTTGGAACTTTATATTTGTATTTGGAACCATTTGTTCTGGGTCCCGATTCCAATAGTTGAACGTCTTTGCAGTTTTCTTTCTCTTTTTTAAATCAGGTTCAATATTTTTTAATTTCTGTACCTTATTCTTCATTATCTCCTCGTGACTATATCCTCTTTCTAATAGTTTCATCTCCTCAGGAGTTAATGTGTACAAATTGTCAAACTCTTTATTGTCCCACGATACAGGATTGGAATTACTCATTTGTCTACTCGTGGATGAAGAATAATTTGCAGTTACCTCATACCACTTATCATCTTTGAATATGTAAACTGGGTACCATCCGTATGATGCAACTTTGTAGTATGGAATTCCTTTTGGGTCTTCAGTCCAATAACCCTCTAAGTTTGAACCCCTGAAAGGTAATTGGGCTATTGTGTATAACTTCGCATTTGGATTTGATATAACTTTACCCTTTTGTTTTCTTGGGTCAACAAAGTTCTCCTTTGTTAGATTTGAATAGTCACCATCTTTTTTAAAGTTTAACACATACAATTCCAAAATATATTGTTCAAACCCTTCAGGTATTCCCATATATGGCGCCATGTGTTTGATGACGGTCAATAAAGATGCTCTCGTTCTATTTTTTTTCTTCTCCTCGTCTAATAACTTGAATAGCTTGGAAACCACTTTTAATGATGGCTCATTGGACTCTTCCGATATTGTGGTAATTGTTTTCATTATTAATAAATATACGGATAATAAAAAACCCCCACATTTCTGTGAGGGTTATTATTTATTTTACCTCTCCATAAAGGTCAACTTTATATCCTTTTTTGGTTATGATAGAATCCATATGGTACCAAAGTTTTTCTTTGTTTTCTATTGTCTCAATAACAACCTTCGTTCGGTTTGTTGTTTCTTGATTAGGACTTGTGTCAATTGTATAAGGAATATTGTTAATTTCCATATACTTAATATATTCATTTGTTTCCATTACTATTTTTTTATGTCAGACATCTACTTAAGGACCAATTGTGTTTGGGTCGCTCTTAATTTCTTATTTAAATACTTCTTCACTCCGACCTCCACATACCATTTCCTGTTCTGTCTTCTACGCCTTGAGTGACAGGTAGAGCAACTGTCTATCACTAAAGTAATAACCAATAAACATAACCACCACTTAATATTATTTTTTTTCATTCCTTAATTTTCTTTTTGGCGTTGGTTCATAATACTCGTTATCAAATTGAGGAATAATTTCAGGGTTATATTCAACGCCTGTCTCATAGTTATTTCCAATCCATATGTTATATCTTTCAATGTAAGTCAACTCTTCACAACAATCATCTCCCCATCTTTCGTAGAATTCGTCGTCTGTCAATAATTTGGTTATAAAATCTTCTTTGGTTGGGCATTTAACCAATTGACCCGCCTGAGAAGATATTAAATCACTATAGTTTTCACTGTTATACGATGGGTTATGAATAAAATTATCATATACATTATCAATAGTGTTAGTGATTGAATGTACGAATTTGCCAACCTCAACTTGGTAAGACATATATTCAGGATTATGATACCCCGAATTTATTATCTCTATTCTTTTAGGGTTCTCCAAATACCAATAAGCCATTTGGATTGATTTAGTCATTGTATTATAAACATCTCCAAACTCATGGTTATCATTATACCATCCCGTCTGTGTTTTATAGTTTCTAAACTCTATGGAAAAATTTAAGTTACAGCCATTACCGTAATGCTCAGGACTATAATGAAAATATACCCCTAAATCTTCTAATTTCTTGTATTCATCTAAGTTTGTCATTTTTATTTCCTTTAATCTTCATCAGAAATGAAATCCGAAATTGATGGTTTACTATACCAATTTGAAATCAATCCATTTTCACCAATATGTAAATCAATGTAATCACCGTATTTGCCAGGAAGTAATGCGTTAGGCACATAATCTTCCTCAATTGACAATATAGTATTCCCTTCTGAATCTAAAAGAAAGTATGAACCTTCATCACAAACTTTCATACTCAGATGACCTGTTTCACCTTTAGGCCAATCTATTACTCTACCTTCATCAATGTTAATAACTGCGGACCACATATCACCTTTTCTTAATGGAAAATTGTTAGGTATGTCTTCTTCATCATACCTTACCGCAACATCAACTTTTACCATTGTAATTTCAACTTCTTTCTCTACTTTAATTTTTACTTTCATTTTGATTATTTCTTTTTAACTTTTGGTGTTAATTCTGTTAATGGTTTCCCACATTTAATACATTTCGCAATTTTATCCGTGTCCCAAACCTCATCCATCTTAAATGTGTGATTACATTCCGATTCTTGTTTCTCCATCTATTATGATTTTAATATTCGTATCGCTCTGTTGGCACATTCATTTGTTAATCCATAACCTATGTCCACACAATCAGGGTGATTAATATTATTGGCGGTTCTAACAAAATTCCCTCTTTGGTGTTGTAAGAAATCATTATCATCATCAAAGATAACATATTTTTCCACTTCAGGATGTTCATCCAACCAATATTCAACTTCGTGACCTCTTTCAATTTGGTCTAAAAATACAAATGAACCTTCGTTAAATAAGTCATTACAATCCGGTGTGATATCAATAACCTCACCAGGTAACCCTCTAAACTCCCACATATCTTTCATTCTCTGTAATCCGCCAAATCTCCAAGTTGAGGATATCACAATTTTTGCACCTGTTTCTTCGATAACTCTTTTAAGATTATCAACTAAATGTTGATGGAAGGTACCACCATATTCGTCGTGACCTTGAGAATACACATTCAACACTCCATCTATATCTAAAAATATAACCTTAATCTTTTCCATCTTTTTTAAACTTTAAATATTGTTTATTATGTTCTTCTTCTAATTGGTTAGGAGCAAACTCTTCCCAATGTTCTACAATTCTTTGAGCACATACTTTGTGTAATTCTTCTAAAAATGCCACACAGTGATGGTCTTCTAAAGCATCAATATATTGATTGGCTTGTTCTTCGTAGTTTGGTATACTCCATGTTTCACTTGATATAACAGCCTCTTCTAATGTTACATTTATCTCATGTAAAAACACATGAACATATGTACTATTTCCTAATCTAATTGATTTCATTTTTCTTCTTTGGTATTTCGTAATTTTCTTCTAACCACTCAAATAATTCGTTGGGTAATATACATGGGTAAAAATCTATAAAATCAAATAAGATTTCTTCCTAATCGTTTTCATTATTTTCTTCCATACAATATGTTTCTTAATCTTTATTTAATTGTTCAATAATATATTGAATACCTTTTTCAGTTAATTTATAACCATCAGGAAATTCACCATGACCGTCACTTACCCTAAATAAATGAATAGGGTTGATTAAACTTAAACCTTTTAGAACTTTGTGTTGTCGAATCACTCTTTTAGCACCTTCTCTTTTCTCATCGTTGAAAATGTCCTCAATTTTAATTTCTTCTTTTGGATATTGAGCCATTGGTACTTCCATCATTAAATCTTCTTTTTCAACTAAATAAGGTCTAGCATGCCATATACATTTTGAGTGGTTTTGACCTGAATTATTTGGGTCAACTTCTCTTCCCATAGGATTAACCAATACTTCAGTAAACTCAACCTCATCTCCATCATAAACCGCAACACCACTAATCCAAACATAATCAGTCATTGTAACAAAATTTGAATGCAATGGTAACGCTCCTAAAATATCGTACTGAATGAACCAACTACCGTAAAGTTTTACTAATTTACCTTTCATAATCTATTTGTTTTTTAATTGTTCAAACCAATTTTTTACGTCACTTGGAAGTACATAAGGACACCTAATTAATAATTTTAATACTTCTTCCTTACTATAACTTCTTTCTTGTTGAGAAAATAAACTTGGTAGTATTTCATTAACTAATATTTCAACATCAATTGAGTTACCTTTATTGTAACCCCACTTTGCTAGTTCTGTTATAAAGTCCATATCTTATTTCTTTTTAAATTTAAAAATCTTGTCTAATCCGACCCCTAAATAAATAAGAATAAGATATGCAGGAGGAGACAAAATCAAAGAAGTAAGAAGTACAACTGGAGATACAGGTGTAAATTGATGCCCCGTAATACTATATGATATTAAATCAATAATAGTTATTATTAATCCTAAAATTAATGTACCCATGAAACCGATTGCCGTAATTATTGTTGCGATTCTTTCAAACATAACTCATCTTTTTATTAAGTACAAAGATAACATTATTATTTGTCCTAACCAAATATTTTATTATCTTTGTCGTATGATATTAGACCTTACAAAATACAGCATTGAAGACCTTGTTTCTTTAAAAAATGAAATCAACAATCATTTACACTTTTATGTGGATGGATATCTTTATATTTGTAATGTTCGTTCATATGGACGACAATGGAAACAGAATGTTAATAACTTACATTCCCTTCAAGAACTTTGTAACCAATACGATGGTTATGATGGTATTGTGGATATCTATTCCACAAACCCAAACCTTTCTGAGATTGAGAACTACGGCAATGTAATGTACATTGTCTCTGAGGAAGATTATGAGAAATGGAAACAATATGATTATCTTACCTCCACAGTTAGTGATATCAATCATAAGTTGGATGTATGGGAAAGCCGTGAACAAATGTCATTCCGAGACCGACCGACCTTTGCTCCGTATTATAATCGTGAGGAACTTGCAGGTCTTAAGAAAGAGATTGTTGAATATGATATGTCTTTTGTTGCTCCTGTTAGTGTAAAGAGAGTATATGAGGAGTAAAAAAGATTATTACCAAAATGTGTAATAATCTCCATTATTACCAAAATGTGTAATACCTCATCAAAAACTAATTTTTACACAACACTTTATTATAACTTTCACACAAAACAATATTACCTTTCATGGTAAGATAAACCTCATAATTTGGGGTTTATCTTGTGGTGATTGGTAATGTATTATCACAGTTTTTTACTTTTTTAACATAAATGTCTGTTGGTTCCCCGACATAACTATAAACTAATTGCCAAATCTCATCAATTATATCATCATACATTTTACGGTCAGCTTGTGTCACAGGAAAATATTTGGTCCCATGGCCACCAATAACTTTAACATCTATTCTGTAATGTGAGAATCCAAATTCTTGATTTGATGCCAATTCCCTGTTGTGTGGTGCAATAACTTTCACACCACAAACAATTCCATCATGTGAGGGTAAAAAATTTGTTTCCAATAACTTGGTTATCATTGGAGATAAATCTTTCTCTGTTTCTTCTTTTATTATTCGTCTAATAAGTTCTCTCATCCATTATAAATACCTTAACGCACCTATTTGTCAAATTGATTTTAATTATCTATCTTTGTAAATATGACCTCAGAGCTCCTGATATTAAATAAATACATGAAGAAACTATTTCCATTTATTTTGGAAGTGGATAGTGTTTATGTTGGTGAGGAACTATATGACCCGTATACATTTAGCCCCACAATTAACCATAGTAGTAGTGGTACCTCCCGAAGAGATAAAAACTTATTAAAAATTAACATTTATGTTTCCCCTCTCCATTTCTGTGAACTTATGGATGATAGGGTTGAGAAGAAGATTGTTAACCACATAATTGATAATTGTTCTTCTTTACTTAAATCAGTTGTTACTTCTTGGGATGGTAATAAACCACGAATCTTATTCTTCCCATCTGTGGGTGAAAAATCAACTATTCTTGAGGGTTTAGAATGGATAGAACAAAATTGAATCAACCAACTAACTATTTATTATTATGATAAAAGACAAATTAACTATTGTAATTCCTGCAAAAAATGAAGCCGATGTAATTGATATTACTTTATCTCATCTTAACAACCAATACGGTATTAAAGGTACTCGTGTAATCGTTGCAGATTGTTCTGACGATATGACTGTAAACATTGTATTATCAGGAAAGTATAAAAACTTAAACCTTGAAGTTATTGATGGTGGTCTTCCAAGTGTTGCAAGAAATAATGGAGCTAAACTAGTTAAAACCGATTATGTTTTGTTTTTGGACGCCGACATATTCTTAACTGATAGACACACAATCTATGAAACACTTAGAATTACTCAAAACAATCGTCTTCATTTAGTTACAACCAAATTTAGAGTTAAAGGGGTATACTCATTCATTTTTCCTGTGTTTGAATTTTTTAGAAACTTAATCGCGTCAAAAGCGCCATGTGCTATTGGAGGTTATATGTTGTTTAAACTATCAGAATTTAATAAAGTTGGTGGATTTGTTAATGAAGATAAATTTGGTGAGGATTTCCATCTTAGTATGAAGATAGACCCTCGTCGTTTCTCAGTTGCTCCACATAAAATATACACAACCGATAGAAGATTCAGAAATAAAGGATTGTTGTATATGATGAAGATGGCATTCTTAGGTTACATAAACAGAAATAACGATAACTTCTTTAGAAATGACCACAACTACTGGAAAATATAAATGTGTAATCCTTTCCGATTTACATTTGGGAATGGCAGATTGTAAACCTAAAAAGATTCTTAAGTTCCTTGAATCCATAAAGACAGAGACGTTAATCCTGAATGGTGATATAATTGATATCGACGCTCTTCGTCGTGGTTCCAAGTGGAAAGGTAAACACATGAAAGTTGTTATCAAACTATTGGAGATGTCCAAAGATACAGAGATTATCTATATCAGAGGGAATCATGATAATGATGTTAAGGATTTATACCATACATTTCTTGGTAATATTAAATTTGTGGAAGATTATATCTATACCGTTAACGATAAAAAGTATTTTATATTTCATGGTGATAGGATAGATGTTACAACCAAATATAAATTACTTACTCAAATTGGTTCCATAGGTTATGACTTCGCCCTTAGACTTAATACTTGGTATAACAAATACCGAGAACTCACAGGAAAACCATACTACAGTATCTCTAAAATCATTAAAGAAAACTTTAAGAAAGCATTATCGTTCATTAATGACTTTGAAGTTAATGCTTGTGATTACGCTAAAACCCTTAATTGTGATGGCGTAATCTGTGGACACATCCATATCCCATCTGTTAAAGTGATTAACGGTATTGAATATTACAACTCAGGTGATTGGGTTGAGAACTTCTCCGCACTTGTTTTAACAAAAAATAATAAGTGGGAATTAAAGGTTTTTGAGTACCCAAATTCATAGATAATTTATTCTATTATCGTATCTTTGTATCTATGACAACAATAGAAAAACACGTAGTTAAATTCATTGAGGATAAATTCGCATTCCCATACCTTTATTACGATAAAGTGGAACAAACATGGGCAAATGAATTCTTTTTATTCGATATTAAATCAGGTACAATGTATGTTAGTGATGAGGTTAAAGACTCCTTGTATAAAAAATATGGTAAAGGATATATTTCTCAGGTTCTCCTTAAAGTCGTTGACGCTTGGTTCTTCAAAACTTATAAATTGACAGTTAATACAATTGAATAGATTAGTTGTATTACATTATATTTATAAAATATGAATAAGTACATTATAACTGAACAGCAGAATGACAAATTGATGGAATTGATGAAAAAATTTGCCAATCAATATATTGAAGAACGAGTAATTCAAACTGATGTTGAAATTGAATATTCAAATGAAAAAGGTGCTTATATTCTATATCCTGTTTTTTATGTTAAAAATAAAGAAAATTTCCCACATCATATTTATAAACATATTTTAGCACAACGAGTTGAAGATATGTTTGGTGTTCCTGTTCATTCCTCATCCGCACGAGTTAAAGTAATTGATTAAAACATATGAGATATATTATAACTGAATCACAATATCAAAAATTACAAGAACAACGAGTTAAAGGTGAAGAAATTACACCAGGAAAATATGTTGTTCATACTTCTAACCCTTTAAATAGAGATAACATTTCTACCACAGGTCTTCAAGTATCTTTGGGTGAATGTTATTTAATTTATGCCGATAGTAATTACGGTGAAGATGAAGAATGTGTTCCCGCAGTATTTGCCACAAATAGTATAAAGAAAAAAGATATGTTTGATTCAACATATGATGATGACATATGGATTATTGATACAGAAATCGCGGGAGTCCAATGGTATAAAGACGCTCATTTTGAGGGTGGTGATACTAAACATATTGTTACCTTTGAAGATATCCCTGTCGAAGCAATTAAATTAGTTCAGGAAGGAACAGGTGGAGACACTTGGAATCACCATAATGATGAAACTGAGTTAACATTAACAGAAATGATTAAGTTAGATATCAAAGTTGGTGACACTCTAATGGGCGGAAAATTTAAGAATAAAAAAATTGTTGTTAAGACAATAGATAAGAATGATAAAGGTGATATAACAATCAATGGTAAACCTCTTTTAAGATTTAGGATATTAAAAGAAGATAAGTATCGATTACTTAGAAGAGAAGGTGATATGAAACATAGAATTGATAATCAACTTATGATGTCTAAACTTCAAAATGATTTATATTTTGTACCGTTAGAACATTTAATTTTACACATTGCAGATAATGTAGCAATTGAGATGTCTAACGAATCTAACTTAGGTGATGATGAGTATATCACATTCAGGAATCAAATAAAACAATATATTCGTAATAACTTTTATGAACATATTAAAAAGTTTTGGGAATCAAATCAATTATGAAATACGTAATACCTGAAAACAGGATGAAAAATCTTGTTATAAATTATTTGGATAGTATTGATTGGAGGATTTTAGAATCAACCGATGAATCATATCCTCTTGAGGTATATGAACATACTACGGATAAAGGTCCAACATTTATAGTAAATTGTTTTAAATATAAGTTTGGAGAAACCTGTAATTTACTAATTAGTTCACTTTTTCACAAAAAGTTAATAAGTCTGTTTGGTAAAGAGACTGTTAGTGGCGGTGAAGATGGTGAACCAAATGTTTTAATTATGGATTGGTTTAACGAATACTTTAAAACTAATGTTCACGATTATCGATATGTAGATAGCGATAACTACGCAATAAATAATGATGAATATTAGTATGAAATATATTATAACAGAAAGTAGATTGAATGGTATCGCCAATACATGGTTGGATGATAGATATGGCGATTTACGAAAGCGTAAATTCCAAGGTTACCCAAATGATGAGTTTTTATCAACAAATGAGGGAATGTTCTTCATGAATTATCATAAAAACACTAAAATCATTGAGGTTAAACATAAAATCTCCGATGAACTTGAGGATATGTTTGGTTTTGACCAACAAATGTCTCGTGAAATACTGATACCTTGGGTAGAAAATAAGTATGGTTACAAAATTAAACGAATGGTATTTCATACTGATGTGTAAATTATGAAATACATTATAACAGAAAGTAGATTGGAGAAAGCAATCATAGAATATTTGGATAAAGAATTTATTCCTGATTACGGATGGTATGAAAATGGCCGGAAAGCTGGCACTTACCAAGATGATGTTGATAAATGGGGCGACCTTGTTTTTTTCATAGATGATGTTGATTCTTACATTTATTTTGGCTGTAATGCAAACAATGGTCCAGAAGATGAATTCTTCGCGGATTACGGTCATTTACATAATTATGAATGTCCTTTATTACTAGTATATCCTGCAGTTAGTCAACAATTGAGTAACTATTTTGGCGATATGTGGAAACCCATATTTAAAAAATGGTTTGAAGAAAACACAGGATTAACTGTAAACCAAATAACTGACGATTACATTTAAAATGAAATATATTATAACCGAAAATAGAATTAATAATTTAATTGAGAGATTTATTCTTGAGAGATACCCTATGGTTAAAAGGGTTACATTCTCAACAATGGCCAAAGGTTATACTTGGGGTTATAACAATGATAAAGTCACATCTGAAGAGAATCCAATTCATAAAAATGTAATTACTGTTGAACTTATTAGTGGTAAATTAACACATAGTCCAAGTTATACCTTAAAAAAAATTAAAAATAATATCAATCCTATGTTTGGTCTTGATATTGGTAAACAAGATTCAGATTGGGGAATTGATTATAAAAATGTTCTTGATGAGTCAATAACATTGAAACAAATTATAAAAGAGAACAAACTAAATGATTTTATGACCCAATATTTGGATAGTTGGTTGTCAACAAAACACTCATATGATTTTGACCAATTCATTATAATTGAAGATACAATTGAAACTCATGGTGGAAGCTCTGGTATTATTATGGAACATGATAATGAAGATGGTAGATTATGGTTTGATACAGATTTCAGAAAGAACCTTATAGATTTATTTAATAAAAGTGCAGAAGAAATTAATCACTTTATTAAAGAATGGTTTGAACATAAATTTGGTGTTGAAGTAAAATATGTTGACTAAATGAAAGTATTAATTAAAGAAAATAAATTATTCAATCCAATATATCAATATATTGATGATACCTACGATTTATCAACAATTGATTATTTTCATCCAACCACTTGGAATGATGATGAACATGATGACAGGGAAAATCCATACATACGAGAGTATTTTTATAAGGATTATATTGGGGATTACGATGAAAATGGAATTGCTTTCATCTATATTGAAAAAGAATACTATAACGATAGTCCTTCCGACAGTAGTTGGAAAAGTAATGCCCCTACATTAATTGTTGGTGGTCACGAATATCAACTATTTAGTAGTATGTTTGGTAGTTATTGGAAAGAACCAATGAGAAAATGGTTTGAAGACAAATTTGGATTACCTGTTAAAACAATAACGATAGATTAATCATGAAATACATTATAAAAGAATCACAATATGATAGATTATTGGAGAATAAATCCAATAAAATGGAAATATTCCAAGACTTAATTAATGGTAAGTTAGAATATATTAAAAAACATTGCGACGAATATAATGCTGATAATTATCCAAACGATATCTCATTTGATTCTTGTGATGAAGTTTCAACAATTGAAAATATTAGAGTTGTTAACTTTGAGTATGCCACTTCTAACCATCACCCTTACAATGATTCCACAAAAACAACATCAATCATATTACATCTTATAATTGAATATGATTTTATGAAATATAAGTCTTATGATAATGTTATTGAGGATATTAAACAAATGTTAATGAAATCAACAGGTCTACCAATTAGTATACAGTTTGACACCAATAATATTAGAAAAGATTTTAATTGGTAATCCTAAACATTTTTAATTCTTTCTCTCAACTCTGTTGAACTATACCCGTGAGTTCTTTTATTATAATGGTATTCCATATGTAATTCCCTACCCGTAAAGATTTTATGTTCATATTCATCACCTAATATTCTAATATCAATATTGTAATTCTGTAAGATAGTCAGTAATTCACTCTCACTACTATAAGGTATTACCTCATCCACATATTTCACCGAAGATAACTGAACCCATCTTTCATAAAACGATTGAACTGGTTGGTTTTTAGTTGGTCTATCAATTGTTGGGTCAACCTGTAACGCAACAATAAGATAATCACAAACCGATTTTGCCTCTTTCAACATTAAGATATGACCTGCGTGTAATAAATCAAATGTACTAGCAGTTATACCTCTTTTAACCTTATTATCCATTGTGAGATTCTATTTTTGAATTTTTGAAGATTAATATACATCCAATTATTAATAAAACTAAACCACCAACTTTACCAACCGTTTCTTTCTCAACAAATTGATTTAATACCTGTAATGTGATTAGACTTATAGTATAAACAGTTGCGTTTTCTCCAAACAAAGCGTTACATCTTTTATAGATGGTTGTGAAGTTAAACCAAAATGTTGGAGCCAAAATCACCAAACCTAAAGTTAATAAACCCATGTTATTTGTACCTATACCGTAACCCAAAGTAAATCCGCCCAAGTAAGCGATAACTGATGCTAATAATATTCTAAGGAAATAATTTAACCCAGAAATTGTTCCACTAAACTCAAAAAACTTTTTTATTTTTTCCATCTTTTTTTTTATAAAAATAGATAGAATAAATCACATTGTAAAATGTTAACAGGATTAAATTTTACCGATTAGAACTTTTGGAGTAATCCCTAAAGCCGCTGCTGTTGAAAGTCTTGTGTTACCGGCCACTAAATGATACCTATCCCCAAACTGTAATATCATAGGAGAGTCGTAATCACCACTAAGAAGTGCCTTTTTAAGTTTTAATGGTGATGTTTTATTGTATTTTAATGCAAGAGCATTAACTTTTTTGATATCACCTTTTTTAAACTTATTAGATTCGGTGTTCTCAAGTTTAGACCATATATCTTTTGTTAAATCAACTTTTTTGGCTTTAGTAAATGCAGATACAACATCTTTAACTGTAGTCTCAATATCACCATCTCTACTTAAGTCTTGTACTGCTCTTTCAATCTCATCCATCTCACCGTCAATGTACTTATCTTTTTTCTTATGAATCTCGTTTAATTCATTTTTAAGTTCTAAAAACTCTTCATTAGTACCTGTGATAACATAGTCCTCTAATCTATCAAAGTTTTTAAACCCTAATTCATTCATGACATCAGGATTTTCTTTCATTAATTTTAGAAACCCTTTTGTTCCATTGGACTTTGATAAAATAGATTCATTGTAAACAACTTTATTTAAATCAGGATATGTCTTTTGAAATTGTTTCATGAATATACCTGACAATACATTAGACATATTCTCTTCAGGACCACCGATATCTTGGATTTTATCGGTATCTTTATACCCCATCTTTTGATGTTGGTACTCATGTACCCATTCATGTGAGATAGTCCTTAAGATGTCAATTAATAGTCTTCCTTTGGATAATACATGAATGGTATGATTAGGTAATCTAACACCTGTAGTCATGCCATTATTACGCTTATCAACAAAGACAAATTTGACATCATCAGTTAATGATAATTTGTTCTGTAAAAAATTAAGAAACTTCTTTATGGTAGAAGTACTTTTTTCATCTAAAGACTTATCTGTTTTTTTTATGGATACTTTCATTATTTATAAATATAACAAAACCCCCGATTTCTCGAGGGTTTCTATAGTCAGGTTGGAAGTTCAATAAGTAAATCAAAAAGAGTTTTAAGTTTTGACAAATTAATTTTGAACTGCTGAGTGTTGAGGTTTGAGTACTTTATCATCATCAAAACGTCGAGGACTCTGTTAATAGTTTGTAGGTAATACGGAATAGTCCATATACATTACATTATATTCCTCCCGAACGCCGAACTATACTTTAGGAACCCCACACTCGAAACAAGTTCTAACAATGATGAAATATCCACCTTCGTTATACAACTTCAAATATTCCTCAGGGTTTTCCGGCTTAACATATTTGGTTGGTCTTAGATAAGTTCTCTCAATCGGTTTTTCTATATGACAAAAATCACATTCGTCAAACTCCACATCACCACTCATATTATATTTCGGTGATTTGGTTATGGTAATCCAAAATATCTTGAATTTCTTCAATTTGTCCTTCCATATGTTTAACCATCTCGTCTCTTTCAACAATTGAGATTTCCGTCTCTTTCACCGCAGGTGTCTCACGATTTCTTGAGTAGTAATCTTGAACAATCCCCTCATTACAATCCAAGTTTTTAATTCTCGCAATCATAGACTTCAATTCCGACAATCTAAAAATGTGTTGATACACTGGACCATTTGCTCTGTGGATGTTTGTTTTAAGTTCCACTAACTCATTACTCTTTTGATTAAGTAATTCCATTGATTCTTTTGCCGAATATGGTCTAACATTACCAACCTCAACCGAGTTGTATGTTGCCACTCTAGTGTGTAAATCTAAAATCTCTTTAACCAATCGGTTTTTCTCTTTTAACGCCTTTTTAATATTCATATTTTATTTTTTAATTTATTAAATTAATAACTATAAAAGTCGCAACTACTCCTAAAATTAATCCAATTGTAAATGCCTTAATCGAATCGTTTGATTTAACCGGCTCTTCAATCACCTCAACAGGTTTTGGTTTATTGTATCTCTTTTTATAGTATGGTTTTTTCTTTTTAACAGGAGCAGAATACTCACCATTCTCAGTGATGTTTTTAACTATTTTTGTTTTTGATTCTTCTGATAAAAAATCTTTAGAATCTTTTACAATTTTAGGTGTGTTTCTTTTTTCTTTGTTGAATAATTCTTCTTCAACGTGTTCGCTTAATTTTCTTGAACTCATTTCTTTTGTTTTTTTTATTAAATTTAATGGTGGTAGTGGTATCAATTTACTTCCTCCTTTGGACGGTTTTAAAAAACTCCAATAGTTCTTTTGGAAATTAACCAATTGTTCTCTGTAATCCTCTATTGATTGTCCTGGATATGGTACAGGTAATAATTTCCCCATTGAATTTTCTAACTTACTATTCAATAATAAAACAATAAATTGTATTTGTCAAATATTATTTAATCATCCCCATCAGAATCCCATTCAGTTAACACAAATTCCAACCTAACACCTTCAATATGACCGTAACGATTTTTCCATGCCGTTGCTTTAAGTCCTCCACTTGAACTGTGATACTCACAATCAGCAGCAACTTTATTTTCCTTATCTTTAACACCATCTATTGCACTCCTAAGTCTATTAACCGCAGAACTTTTTAACATCTCTATAGTTGGTACTCCATCACCTCTCCATTGCCAATTAAGAACCTTCATGACCCCATAACATTTGAAAAAATCAAAGTTTTCTATTATTTCATCAATCATTTTATTTTCTTTCAAATATGGTGAAATTTTTGTCATCTGTTTATTAAAGTTAAAATTATTAATCTAAAAAAAGGGGAGTTAAACTCCCCTTTTGAATTACATTGTTCTCACAATGGCTTCAGTCATACCTTCCCATTTTTTGATTTGACTTTTTGGGATGGTAAATTCCATCACTCCAATCTCCTCAACTCTTTTTAGGTAATCCTCACGAAAACGAGTAGCTTCAGACGCATCTTTGATATACTCTACTTTCATGTGTTTAGCACAAGTCTTACCCATACCTGTTAACATTGAAAACTCATCAGTCAAGTCTCTCATACAAGAAGTACAAATTTTACCTCTTTTAATTGTCATTTTTCCTGCGAATTTGACTTCTCTTGGTCCAACACCTAATAAACGGGTGATGTCAATTAAAGTTGGGTTAAATTCCAATCCGTAGGTCTCTTTCAATTGTTGACCAATTCTACGACCAATAATTACAGTTTCACCTGGCGTTGGCCAATTCACTTGGATTGTTCTTTCGTTCGCTTCTTTTTCAAGAATCCTAACAACCGCCGCGTCTTGGTTTGGTGTTAAACCACCGTACTTTGTAATAACATCGTTCATTTTAACAATGAATGAATTAGTACCTTTGTAATTTTTAACTTTGTCTGATGTAGTAGTAGTCTGTGTCATAGTCTTATCGTTTTTGTGAATACAAAGATAATCTTTTTTCTAAACTACTCCTAATTTATTTTTATTTTTTTCCACCTTTTTTTAAGTCTCCAAAGACTCTCTCTCTTACCGCTCCAAACACAAATCCGATAAAAAACACTACAATATACATCATACTCTACTATTGAATTAAATCGTCAAAGGCTAATCCGTATTCACCCATTATTTCGGATACTTTTTCTCTAATTTCTTGAGCCATTTCATTATCTTTATACTTGGACTCACTTCTAAGATATTGGTCAATATCCCAAAGTGCCAATGATAAATCCAAAGCCTTAACACATCTTTTGTGAGCTGTTACATCATCAGGCTCGTTCAAATCAAACTCTAATATTCCTTTCATATTTTTAGTCTTTAAATAAATTATTCAAATATCTAAACATTTCACCATATGGGTGATTCTCTTTTCTATCCCATCCTAACTGAACGATGAAATTATCATTCTCATTTTTATACATCTCAAACATACGAGATTTAGTCATCTTTGAATACTGCACATTTGCAATACGGTCACAAAGTTTGACGAACACCGCACCTGATGTGTTTCTAATACCTTCGTAATATTTGTCTCCCGCTCTTTCTTTACGGTTCTTACCTTTGTCGTTAGTCACCGCAAAGACAATATCTGCAGCTTCCTGTCCAATTTGGTTCATAACATCATTGTAAGACACTCTACAGTCCTCTATAAGGTCATGACCCCAAATGGCTCTCATACAAGCAGCTCTTAAAGTAATTTGGTCTTGTAATGGACCACGAAACGGCTCTCCCGTAAAATAGTCCAAAGTACCATCCAAAAGATGTTTGAACTCTTTACCAACTTCATTAACCATTCGTAAGTGTATCTCATATGGAAGATAGGTATCGTACATATGATTTGTTTTTCGGTGTTGTTCAATACACCATTGTTGCATATCCATAATCTTATTTATTAATTTTGGGCGAATGCTTTATCCGCCCAAGTTTTAGCTCCCATTCTACCCCATAATTCCATGTCACACATGTCAGGGAATGATTCTCTCATTGTTCCTACGGTTAACACATTCAAAAACCCTTTGTCAATTGAGTACCATTTACCGCTTTTAGTTGTGTAAACATTCATCCAATGACCGTACTCATTTTTTACTTGGATGTTAACTAAAGAATTTTTTCCGTATCCTCTGATAACTTCAGATGCAGTTCCTTTAGTATCGTGGATATTGATGAACCCCGCTTGACATTTATTTGCAATACGGAATTCGTAGTCTTTGTCTTGGTCTTTGATGTGGTTAGAAACCATTACAGAAACTCTTTTGTTTTTTACTGTAGTGTTGAAAGTGCCGTAGAATACATCTCCAGCTAATGTTCCTTCTGTTACTTTGATGATGGTGTTTGTAGTTGTCATAGTCTTATCGTTTTTGTGTATACAAAGATAAGGTTTAATTCCGAACTACCAAAACTTTTATTTATTTTTACAAATATGTTCTTGGTAACAACCTTGACCAGCACCTTCAAGATAACCATCCCTCAAGTCTATGTGTGTAGATATTAAATAAGGCGTATCTTTACCGCATATTACACATTTATCATATTGTGGTTGTTCAGAGTTTCTCTTTGCCTCCCAATATTTATTTCGGACTTTTTCACCAAGCATCTCATTATTTGGTGTTTCCAAAATTTCTTTTTCTGTTAAAGTAACTAATATTTCCATAGTGATAATATTTTTTTATAAATATAGAAATTAACTATTAGAAAACAAAGGTATTTATTAATATGATTAATGAAGAAATTTTAACAGAAAAAATTAAATATATTATAATCTCTGAATCAGGAAAAGAATTTGAGATTATGGATGTCTCATTAGAAATGGATTATTTATCTAACGACAAATTAACAATTGAATCGTATCGTGTTTTTGTTAAATTTGATTATAATAATGCTATTGACCCTGATTTACATTATTTCACTAAAGATATTACAAGAATGTCTGAAAAAATGCGTAATATTATTAGCAAATATGTGATAGACTCCAAAGGTAAATTAATACAAGGAGGTGAAAATACTTCCATAAGTGAAGGTGATATTTGGACATTAGATTTCGCTGCAGATGAAAGACATATTTTTGATATGTCTTACCTAATTGTACCAAATAAAGAAGATTAATTATGAGCGAAAAATTACAAAGACTATCAATAAAAATGGCGGAATTATTCCCCAAAGATGCTTCATCACCTCAAGTATATTATGATTTATTTAAAGACATATACAAACAACAAAAAGACTATTTTTTTAATTTTGACCCATCAGATATTATTAAATTAATATTCTACATATACTCTTACAACAAAACAAATAATTTTAAGTTAGCCGATTTAATGTTAAACAAAATAGGGTTTGCTAGTTTATTTATAACTCAAGGAGATAATTACCTTGAAACTTGTTCAGATTGTGGTGGTAATGGTGAAGTGGATTGTAGTAGTTGTGACGGGTCAGGGGAAGTAGAATGTGATGAATGTTATGGTACAGGAGAAGTAGAATGTGATGAATGTCTTGGTAGTGGGGTAGATAGCAATAACCCAGAAGAACAATGTTCTGAATGTAATGGTTCAGGTGTTAGAACATGTGGTTCATGTCACGGAGATGCTGAGTTAGATTGTGACAATTGTAATGACGGAAAAGAACTTTGTTATAGTTGTGATTCAACAGGTGAGATTGAAACCGATAAATTATTATATGACTATTATGTTATTTGTACTTGGGACACATTTATTAAGGACCGATGTGAATTAAGAGCTGAGACCCTTGAACCAGCTTTATCTGAATATGATTTTGATAGATTAAGAGACGATTTTATTGTATTAGGATATCAAGAATCTTATCAAAGATTTATTGACGGAATACAAACTAACGAAGTTTATTGTTCCAACTATAGTGATGAACCAGAATTACATAAAAGTTATTCATCAGATTATAAAATTTGGATGGATGATAGTGATATGATACGATACGAAGGATAATTATGAGTAATATAAAAACATTTTTAAAAGTCTTAAATAAAGTTGGTTACCCAAATCCTGACTTAGATTCTATTTTCAGAATGGTAGATTACGACTTATATGATTTATTACCTGACTTAGTTAATGAGGTTGGTGAAGATGGTGCCAATGACTTTATTGAAAGGGCTATAAGTAAAGTTTATAATGGTGGTAAAGGAATTAGAGTTACCGTTAATGATGGAGACTATGGTGAATATGCATACATTAAACTTGAAAACCCTCATGTTTCTTTAGAGAATGACGACACAACAGTACTTTCAAGATGGAGTTGGGGAGAAACTAAATTATTAACCTCAGACGAGGATGGTAATGAAATTTACAAAACCATGGACCAAATATCTGAAGAGACTGACATGGGAGATTGGGGAGAATATGAAGAACTTGTTGAATACATAAAAACTCAATGTAATGATTTTATGTATAGAAATTGTGGGTTTGGCATTTGGTGGGATGAACAATAAAAAAGAGAGACCGAAGTCTCTCTTTAGGGCCGTACCGTTTTAGTACAGATTCCACCACCAAGTTTTATCTAACTTGGAAATCATTATCTCTAAAAATTTGATTCACTAATTCTTCTAATCTTTTACCCGACATGTAACCAGCAACCTCTCCATCATCAGGACAAAAGAAATTAGTCATAAATTCACCCGTTTCCAAATTAATAATTGCTAATTCAAATGTATTAATAAAATCCCCATATAATCCTTGACAACCACCTACAATAGAAAACTTAATAACATCGTTACTAATAACCGTAATTCGCCCTTTCTCTCTTACAGGATGTTGTTTTGACCAATCAATTATATTTTGAATTGTTATCATTTTTGATTTCTAATTTGTTTTAACTTAACCTCTAATAAATCAATATTAAATCTGTCGTTTTTACTTTTGTTTGGTTTATTTCGTAACTCCTTAATAAGCTCAATAACAGTTTCTTCCTCTGTTTTTTCTTTAACTTCCTCCTTAATCACATCCAAAGGAATGATTGGTTCAGGAATATTTTTTTTGATTTGTTTGTTAGCATGACTCTCACCAAGTTTATATGCTCCGTATAGAAGAGCTCCCGCTCCTGCGATTTTAAGGATTCCTCCTAATAATGTGTCTCTACTCATTTTGTTTCTAACGCCTCCATTTTAGATTTATTAATAAGATGTTCTGCCAGTGTGTAATTATCAACATTAGTTGTGATAATTGAATTAACCAAGTGTTTGTGAGGAACATGAACTAAAAAATCAGTTCCGTTAAAGAATGTTAAATCATTCTTAAGTTCAATACAACCTTGAACCATTTTCAAAAACAGTTTGAATTGAGTCGCGTTTACAAATGTTTCGCTCAAAAGTACACCGAATGTTTCGTGTTGAATCTTAATGTTATGTGAGTTCATGTTCATATCCCTTTGTTTAGATTACAAAGATAAACATTATTTCTTTAGTAAAAAAATAATTAAACAAAAAAAGGTGTTACATCACTGTAACACCTTCTTGGCTAATACGATGAGAATACTCGTCTTATTGAGAATCTTTAGAAGGATTATTGTTTCCCTTCGTTTCCACTATCTTTTGGATAGTAATCCTCATTGCCGATTAGTTAGACTAATCACTCCTTAAGGTAATAACCACTCTCTTACTACTCTACTCTCTTCAACCTTGCGAGCTAACTCAGGATTCGACTCCTTAGAGGTTTTTGGTAAAAATACGATTGAACTTGGGATTCTTTCGTGCCACGGACCGCCCGTGACTGTGTAGGCAACTTTCGTTATCACCTGACGAACACTTTTCCGTTTTTCTGTTAGTTTTTCACCTATTGAAAAGTTTGGTTTGTGTTGTGGATGAGTCCAAGTAGAGGTCCGTCTTAGGCTTCGTTATCTTTTGAACAACAAAATACCTGTCTACTCGGTGAGATATCCCTATCTCCATATTTTAAGATTACTTCAAACGAACACCTTGGTAGATGTTTTGTAAGGTTAGTAGCGACACCACTCGTTCTCTAACTTACCTTTCGGTTTTAAGTCCCCTCTCATATTGGAGTCCGCAATAATATTGTTGGAACAATATTTTTTGCTTGACCCCTGTGACTTATTCTTATTGTTTTTCCAAACTCAGTTCAGGAACCCACATTCCCAAACCATCCAACCACTTTCCCTAAAGCGTCGCCCTCAATACTCAAGGTCGGATGATATGTCACTTGTATACTCGAGTTCCATTTCTGAAACCGCAATCCTGTTAACACAACAGGTTCACTTTATCCCCCTTTCGAGGTTTATTTGACGACCATATACAGCCGATTATCGTTTATTAAATTAGTCTCAATGTCAACCCGAAGGTCTTGATATCAACATCTAAATGGATAATAATATTTTCAAAGAACGTAATTCATATTAATGAAGGAAAGGTCAACCTTACCGAAGTGGGATTTTAACCCTTCCTTCATTTCAATTGTTTTACAAAGGTAGATGAAAGTTTTGACACTGTCAAATTTTTATAAAACTTTTTTCTAACAATCTTACTCTGTTACTACCGATAGTGAGATTTGATTTCGGTGATTGTTAAAGACCAAATAGTGTTACCCGTTTGGTTTACAAAGATAAGAAAGTTTTTTTGAACTGTCAAATCTTTTTTTAGAAATTTTGTGTTTATTTTTTTAATGACCAAAGTCAAAAACCATATTTTATAACACACCCTCTTTCATGGTCTTGGGGTTATCTCCAATTGTTTTACAAAGATATGAATAACTTTTCAATTAATCAAACACTTTTTAAAACTTTTTTTTAATTAGTAGCGGGAGAAGGACTCGAACCTCCGACCTTATGGTTATGAGCCACACGAGCTGCCAACTGCTCTATCCCACGATGTTTGTTGTTAGTTGCGTAGGGCCGGAAACGAACCGACTTGGACTGGCTTATGAGACCAGTGAGATACCTTACCTCCCCCTCGCGATATATCATTATTTTAAAGAACTTCAGATAAAAAATCCCACAAGCTACAAGGGTTTTCTCAAACTCACACTTGCGGGATTTGTTTCACAAAGATAGGAAAGTTTTTTTGAACTGTCAAATCTTTTTTTAACCGCGAAACATTTTCTGGGGTGTTTGTCCTTTCGGACATGAACATATAAATATGTCCTTTTTTTTAAAAATACAATAATATTATTGAAATGTCAAATAAAAATTCAAATACTATTATGTTTTCTAAAGTATTTATTTGATATGAAGGTAAGAATTAACGATAACAGTTTTAATGTAAAAACATTAATTGATAGAGAATCCCAATCAATTGGGATGATGGGTAAAGCATTTGATGGAACTTTTAATGGATTGTTATTCTTAATGGATGGTAAGAAACAATGTTTTTGGATGAAGGGTTGTGTAATTCCATTAGACATAATCATTATAAAGAACAATGTGATTGTAAATATACATCACGATTGTCCTCCATGTAATAATGAATTTGATTGTCCTTCCTATTGTGGAAACGGTAATATTGTATTAGAACTTGAGGGTGGTTCTTGTGAAATCCTCAACATTCAACCGGGTGATAGTATCACTTACGACTTATCTTAATCCTCCGAAGAATTTTTAGACTCCTCAATTTTTTTCTTTAATACTTTTTGAAATTCAGTAGCAATCATTTTTGTAAACTTAACTGATGGTGAATCATCTTTCTCAGAATCATACTTATACTTACCTTGTGGTGGTCTTTTACCTCTACCTAAATAATTAAGTCCTGAGATATTGGTAATACATTTGTGACCACCAGAATTAGACTGAATTAAATCCCAAGCATTAATACCAATTTTATCCATCAATTCAAGTTCTTGTTCAGATAATTCATTGAATGGTTTTTCCATCATTCTTTCAATTTTTCCTAAGGCTTCTTCTCCACCGTCCATGAATACAAATTTTCCACCGTAAAGAGCGTCAAAGTCTTTAAAAGTAAAACCAACACTTTCAGGTCCAGCACTTGTTTCACTAACCCATTTCATAGTTGACAAAGGAATTTTCCTATCCTTTAATTGAGATTCCCATCTAACCAAAACTTCTTGAGCTATCTCCCCAAGATTAACCCCTTTAAGTTCTCTTTCTTTTTTAAACGGATTACAAGATGCTTGAACAAGACCCATCGGCCAAGCCATGATAAGAAAATCCGCCTCAGGATTATTTCTGAATGGTGTATATCTGTCGTAAGACCCAGGCTTAAACATACTACCCCCACCGTATTGAAAAATAATGTTATCAGACACTGTTGGATAGTCTGCCATTTTGTCTGCATAATCTTGTGCATTTTTTTGTAAGTCTTCAGGTTTGGCGGCATTTGTTTTTGTCATCCAAGCTCTAATGTTATTTAGTATAGACAATAAAGAAGGTTCAGAATCCATAACCAATCCTTCTAAAAATCCTGGTTTGTTTTTAAAAGCTAAAAGTAATTTGTTTATTACTAAACCTAATAACATTTTATTCTTTTGTAATGAAGAGTCTTTATCTATTCTGTAGATATAATTAACCACTTCTTTTGGTGTAATATCATGTTTTGCATAATCCGCAGAATCCACGGTATTAATCAATAATATATCAGATGATGGGAATAAATCTGTTGGTGAAACTACTTGAGAAATAGTCTCAACATTTGAACGAGCCCCTCTAAATTGTTTGGAGGTACCCTTTTCAACACCAACTTGTTTATCGTGATGGTCTGTGTGAATCACAAACATTGGTTTACCATGAGCAAAATCTACTAGAACAGGCATTGTATCCCCTTGAGCGTCATTCTTTTTAACCGAGAACTCCTTATCACCATATTGTATAATATGGGCACCAACAACATCAATACCGTTGTCTTCAAGGTATTTTTTCATCGCAATCGCTGTTGTTACCCCATCAAGGTCTTGGTGAAAATAAATCTCAGCTTTTTGATATCTTTTCTTTAAGGCGTTGATATTTCTCAACCCTGATTCTGATATAATTCTTTTCATAAATTAAAATAATTTACTTATCCAAGCAACAGCTTTATCAATAATGTCTTGGTCCAATCCTAATTTATGTAATGCTGTATATGTGTCAGGTCCTGGAATTCCGTCAGGGTTAATATTCTCTTTTTCTTGGAATTTTTTAAGAGCGTTAACCGTAGTTGGTCCCCATTTTTCATCCACAGGTATTTGGAATAATTTACCATTCACCCCAACTTTTTTCATTTTAAAATAATCATTAAGAGCCGTTTGTAATTCAAACACTTCTTGACTACTTAGTTGATTTTGTTCTTTAATAACTCTTCTAACTAATTTAGTTAAATCTGATTCTGTTAATCTTATAATTCTTTTTGCCATTTTATTTTTTAATTTGTATTAATTTACATTCCAGGGATTGGATTTACTTGTCCCGTGAATAAACCTCTTAAGAATTTAGCGAATGGGTCACCTGTGACATTGTCACTTGACACACTCTGTGATATATCATCTGCGGTATTTTTGATAGGGTCTACTGGTGAGTTTCCTTCTTTAAACGATTGATTAAAATATTCTTTAGATTCGGGAGTTTTCTGATAATCTTCCATTGACTTAATCATTTCATTTTCACTACCTAATTTTTTAATAACTTCTTCCGCTCCTACCCAATTTCCAATACCAATATAATCCAAGAACCCTAACCACCATTTGGTTTGCTGCATCATAATCTTTAATCTTCTACCTTCAGGGCTTCGGAACACTCTTGGAATTCCTCCGAAGAATGTTTGACTCAAAAATCCAGGTTTAGATAGTGCCGCAACATCAAATACTTTACTATCTTTCATCAAATCTTTAAGTGCCTGAATATCATGAATTTTAGCTTTACCTAACTTCATGTCGGCTTCTAATGATTTTGCCAAACCACTAACACCTTTACTTTTAGTACCCGCTCTACCCAATAAAGTGAAATAATCCATAATAGTGTTCTTCATACCTTTGAATGGTCCCACAGGAAGTTCTTTTAAAAAACTATTAACTTTTTCTGCCCATCCACCAGTACCACCAGCACTTTGTAAGAATTTACCAACAGGTCCTGGGTCTTTAGCAAGACTTGAAATCATTTCAGTTGCTTTTGCAGGATTAGTTTTAGATAGTTTTATTGCCGCTTCTAATTCTTTTGTTGCTTTGGAGCCAATTTTCATTGCTCCCATAACAGGCTTAGCGACAATGTCACCAACAAAAAATGGAACCGCAGCTACTAAACTTAAGACACCAAAAAGGGTATCTCCTTGTATAAAATAAGAAATAGCATTGATTGAATCGGTGATTGGTGTTGGGTCTATGATACCGACAATATCCATCACATTGTTATACCACGCCTCATTAATTGTTTTCTCACCATTTTTATCTTTAATGATGGATTCTTTAATTAATTTTAATTGGTGTTCAGTAATTATAATTTCACTCATTTAATCTTTTATTAATAAATATTCGTAGAAACAAAAAAAAGGGTCAATGACCCTTTTATTATAAATCTAATTCTATTTGTTTGTTTTTATCTATAAAGTGTTGAACTCTATCAGTGGCCACTTTGGTATAATTCTCACTTAATTCAATCCCTATCCATCGTCTTCCACTTACTTCAGCAGCAACTAAACTAGTACCACTACCTGTGAATGGGTCCAAAACAATATCATTCCTATATGTTAATATTTTGATTGCCTTTAATGGTATATCCATTGAGAATGTCGCTTTGGTTTGTTGTTTAGTATCTGCAAAATATTCCCATTGTCCATATACTAAACTCATAAACTCTTTCTTATCCTCATCTTGATACATCATCTTTTGTTTAATAGTACCATCCTCTTGTTCTAAATCAACCAATTCTCCTTTCCATTGTGATTCACCCTTAACCTTTTTAATACGGTCTTTCTTATAGGCCAATACTACACACTCTTTTGGATTATAAATGTATGGACTACTTGGTGACATCCATGAACCCCAAGCTGTGGTTTTACTTCTGTGTGGTGAGTTCTCATCAAGGTCTACAAGCCCATAGAATTTAAATCCAACTTTCTTCATCACCGCCCAAAATTCAGACATAAATAATACTCTACCACCTCTATCTTGTACATTTACTTCATAAGGTATGTTTATTGCAACTCTACCATCATCTTTTATTAACCGATATGCCTGTGTCAACCATTGTTCTGTAAATTCCCAATACTCATCCATCATCATTCTATCGTCATGACTATCATAATCAATACCAACATTATATGGTGGAGAGGTTACAATTAAATCAATAGTTGACTCAGGAAGTTTAGCCATCTCAACAATACAATCTCCTTGAATAATTCTTTTTGTTTCTAACATTATAATTTACCTTCTTGTTTTAATTGTTCTCTTATTTTGGTGGCTGAGATATCACTCACTTCTTGAGGTGGTAAATGCTCTATTATATCGTAACCAACTCCTCTTCCAAAATTTACCGATTCAACATCAGGGATTACCATAACCTTAACTCTTCCCTCAATAATTAAATCATATAACTTGATAAGGATATTTTCATAAACTTCTTGTGCTGTGAATGGGTTCTGTTCGTTAGGTTCTATGTCTCTAACACAGATTAAAACATTCTTACCTTGTTCAAGTCTTTGGTCTATCAACCATCTGTGCCCATCGTGCCATGGTTGCCATCTTCCAATAAACATTGAGAATTGTTTACCAGGGTTATTTTTTAATTTTGGGTCTCCTTCTATGTGTATCTTTTCCATATTATTTTTTAAATATTTTTTCAACACATTCGGCAACAGTGATGTTGTCGGTGCACATGTCAATGTAATTTTCTGTTGGTGGTTCATAGTCTTGAACAAAGAATTGTTCCCTACCTCTTACCTCTGAAGTATAAACATAAACTTCTTTTATTGCATTTTCAAGTTTCTCTTTGAATGCATCTCTTTGTCCTTTGTAAGGAGACACTAATGATACTAAAACATTTTGTCCTTTGGAGTGAAGATATTGAGCCAAATGTTGAGCTAATTGTATATTCTTCATTCGTCCTTCTTTTGAATAATCTTTATTATCAAATAATTCTCTAATATCATCACCATCAATATGGTACCAATTATTGAAGTACCTTAACTCCATAATTGATTTTGCCAATGTTGTCTTACCTGCACCAGGTTGTCCTGTTAACCAATAAATCATTTTTCTAAGTTTTTAATTTTTCTCTCCAAATACCATAAAGCTTTCTTTAAATCTTGGAGTTCTTTATCCGAGTCTTTTTTACCCGCTCTCGCAACATACTTAACAACATTGAAGATGTAAGCATCTTTATCAAGCCCCCAAGCCTCGCAAACTTTTACAACTTCATATGGATTATCCTGACCACCGTAATGTTCTGGGTGGTTAACCATTTCTTTATTTTTACTCATAATTTCACTATGTAATATTTCCCCAATTTAAGAGACTTTTTATGGCCATTTCTAACAGAAAACAATGGTTTTGTGGTCACATTAATTCCAAACCCATTATTAAATCTAATAGACCATCCTGATGGTGAAGTACTAAATAAAATAGAATAATCAAATACTCTAATCACAGTTTGACTACAACCACTACCAATATAATATGTTTTCTTAGATATACACATAATGATTATTGGTTATCACTTCGTTTTCCTCTCTTAGTCGGTACTTGGTCGGTTACTTGGTCGGTTACTTGGTCGGTCTTTTTAACTTTACCTCTGTATTCTTTCCAATCTGATTTTGGTGTGTAAGCCCAGTTACCACCTTTTACTCTAATTCCAGCGTCATAGTCGGTAGTTCTCATAACTTCCCCTAATTCTCTACCTTTTGTTTGTCTAATTAATTTAATGCACTTCATTGTTTCCTCCGTGTTTTTTATTGTTAATAATTATAAGAATTTCTTTATCTGACTTACCTTTACAATATAACTTATGAATAAAATCACCCATCTTATCTTCAAAGATTAAAGCATCACTCTTACCATAATATTGTTTTAGCCTACCATTGTTTAAAGCATTAATACTTCCTTCAAGAGTAACCCATCGTTTATTAAATCCCATAAGTAATTATAAGAAACTTATTTTTCAGAGTCAAAGGAATTCATCTTTTCAAGGTTAACAATTTGAAAAATGTATGCCATTAGTTTTCTTTTCATGATTGGAATCATGGTTTGTTCCATTGGTAGTTTTTGAGAACATTTCATCTCAAATATTGGAAGGTCTTTATAAGAATCTGTATGATTCCATTTTGTGAAAGTATTGATAACACTAGTTAGTGTCATCCCATTCAAAGTATTATCGTAAATTAAATTAATATAAGTTTTATTATTATGAGTATCCCCTTTTGGTTTTTTTATTTCATATTCCCAAACCATTAATTTTTCATTTTCTTTATCAAAATAAAACATATAACCCATACCAGAGATTAATCCTTTTTTGTTTTTTTTAAGAAAAATGTCTGTACTATCATAGGCTAAATTCCATATTGATTTTGCAATATTAAACGCATCAAATAATTTTCCACCTGAAAATGTAAGAGTCTTATCTAACTCACTTTCTTCATCATTTGATAATTGTCTTGGTTTTTTTGAAATAAGTTCTTTAACAAGGATTTCATCATCACACGACTCAAATTTTTTATTAGTCAGTAATAATGTATTTTCTTTAACAATAGATTGTAAGTTCGCCAAATGTAGCGACAATTCAACAAAGTCAGGATATATTTCCAACTTATCAAATCCTTTTTCACATTTTTGTAAGTAATCTAATAAAGTATATTTGTTATATTCAAAATCAATAGGCTCTTTGAACATCCACTCAGGATTTAACTTAAATGATATTTTTTTCTTTCTTCCCATTTTTCAATAATACAATTAATGATAAATTAATCAATTCTGATTACATAAAATAACTCATCTTTCACATAAATCTCATCAGCACTACCATCATAACTACTTATAGTTGCACCATACCCATCAGCATTTATCACTCCTTGGATAAAATCATCTTTGTCAATATAATTCTCCCAATCTAACCCATAATTTTGCATGAATTCTTCCGGGTCATAATTAACATCACGAACTAACTCATTAATCTTATCTTCAATCATATCCTCAGGGAAGTCTCCGTCAGGATTGGTTTCTATTTCTTCAATCTCTTCTTTAAATTCTTCAATAAGTTCATTTAATTCATCAATCTTGTCTTGAATACTTTCATCTCCTTCACCACCATCCATATGACTTTCCATGTCATTAATATGGTTTTCAAGTTTTTCAATTTTATTATTCAAGATTTCAATTTTTTCTTCTTGGTCTTCAGATAACATTCTATCCTCATCACTAAAATAAGATTCAGGACTATCTCTCACATCATTTTCATAAACATCTTCCGCTTCTTTAACAATAGCTTCGGTGTCCAAATACCCTTGAGCAAATCCTGAGTTAAATCCTGTATAACCAATATCATCAATTAAATTATCCACGTAGTCATAACAACTTTTTTGCATATCATCATCATCACCAACCCCATATCTTCTACCATCTAAATCAGCATCAATAACTTCAAATTCAGTTAAGTCATAATGTTGTCCCACAGGAACAATGTTGTACACATCAATATGTCCATCATAAGTTGTTAATTCATCCTCAAGAGCTTCAATTTCATCTAATATTTCAACATTTTCATCAGGTTCTCCTTCTCTTTCATCATCATCATATCTTCTTTTAAGTACCTCTATCTCATTATTAATTCTTAGAATATCCGCCCTGTCATCATTAGTTAATACACTAACATCTGAATTTTCAACAAGAAAGTTTAGTAATGCATGGGCCTCTAATCCTTCATCAGGACAATCACCATTCAAATCCCATTCCTCATCTTCTCTTCTCTCTTGAGCGTCTTCCCTCATTCCTTGAACTCTCTGTTGTTCTCTTAATCTTTCAAGTCTTTCTTTTTCTTTTTTGGCAGAAGCAATATCAGAATATATTTTAAGTTGTTCTCCGTATTCTTGTTGTAAATAAGAATCAACTGAAGATATTATTTCATTAATTTTGTTTGTGTTGAGTATCCATCCATTTTTAATTGCCTCATCTTTCGCGTCATAATAAATTGTACCCCCATCAAATTTTCTTAATAACGCAACTTTATACAATGGGTCACTGGTTGCTTTAGTTCTATCTAAAATGTAGAATAACTTTCCATCTTCATTATATCTTTTGAATTGGTAATCAGATTCTGCCGCAGTACACCACTTGGTACCTTTACCATAATAACACGAAGCGTCATGTGTTAATGGATTAACAACAAAAAACTTTCCATCATCATAAACAACATTACCACCCTCAACTTTTTTAACATCTCTCCGAGCCCTATTATGATAGTTCACAATTGAGTTTATTAATTCATCAGCATTTTGATATTGTGTAATATCAGTTTTTGGTAGGTTTGTTGAAATCTTATCAAACCTTTCAAGAGCATCTACTAATTTGGTAAAGTTCTCATCAAAGTTAATGTTGTCAGATACCTTGCCTACCCACTCAAAATATTTTTGTGGTACTTTCTCAATAATTTTGTTCAAATTTTCAGGTGAAAATTTCTTTCCATACTTGGATTTAAAGTCATCAACTCTTCCTTCTTGTATTAATTTTAAAAAATCCATTAATCTTTTATTTAATAAATATCATTTTTATATTATAATTAAACCATAATCACTATTTATAGTAATAAAGTTATTGTTTAATATGGTAGGAGGGATTTACAAGATAGAAAATTTAATTGATGGTAAAGTTTATATCGGAAGTTCTATTAATATTATTAGCCGAAAACAAAAACATTTTTGGATGTTAAAAAAAGGGATTCACGATAATTGTCATCTCCAACATAGTTACAATAAATTTGGTGAGGATTCATTTATATTTGAAGTATTAGAAGAATGTAATAATAAAGATTTAATAATTAAAGAAAATTATCATATTTTTAAATATAAATCTAACAATAGCGAGTTTGGTTATAATTTGGCAACCGTAAATGAATTTAGAAGAAATACATATAATAATGAAGTTAAAGTTAAATTGTCTAAATATAATTTAACCAAGAATGGTAATTTTAATACATATTCACTAACTAATATTCAAACTAATAAAGAACACACATTTAATACATTAGTTGACGGCGCCAATTATTTAATTCAAAATGGATTTGCAAAAGGGAAATCTCGGAATGTGAGAATGAAATTATCAAACTCGCTTAGGGGGATTAAAGTTAACAATGGAAGTAAAACAGAAACAATAAGAAAAACTTGTTATAAACATAATTTTAATATAATAAACTAAAAAAAACGAATCACTATGTCGTGTGGATGCAAAAATAAGCAAAATCAAACACCTGAGCAACAAACCGCTCAAGTTCAACAGGCACAAGCTGTTAAACAACAACAAACTGAAAGCATTAAACAAGCTATCAAGAAAACTGTTGAGAAGTACTACAATGTAAATAAAACCTCTAACTAAGGAATTTTACATAAATTAACAGAGGGACAATGAAAATTGCCCCTTTTTTTGTATTTATACATATGGATTTTAATGATATAGTAGAAAAATTTAATAATGGAGATTTAGATGTTGAAAAATATTTTAACGACTATGAGACTTTCTTCAGTGTATTAAAGAAAAGAGGTTTAATGAGTGAAATAGACCCAAATAATGCCACTGATGGTGACCAATGGCAAAATGAATATTTGTTATGGTTATACCATAATGATAAAACCGCCTTTAACAAATGGGTACCACCTCTATTGAATGATGTTATTTTTAAAGACGGTGTTTATTATTTGGATGTTGATGATAGAGGTGAGTTAAGTAAATTATTTTGTGATGGTAGAAATGATATCTCACGAAGTACTATTGAAGGTATTCTTAGCGGTGAAAGTGATTGGGACCCTTATTGGAACACAACCGATGATGTTTACAGAGATGTTGTTGAAGAGCTTAATGAAGACAATTTAAAACTTCTTGGTGAATACATTGTATCTAATCTTGAGGGTAAAGAAATTGAACCAGAAACCGAACTTTTGTCTGACATTGCAACATCCCAAGGAACTGAAAATCCAATCATTAATTATGAGAATGTTACTCAAATAATTAGAGACGAAGAAACATTAAAATATTTGTGGGACACTGGATTACCAGAACTACACGGAGAATTGTATAGTATTCATAGTCAATCATATAATAATGCGTATGAAGATACTGTTTGGGAAGAAGTTTGGAATGAACTTAGTACTTACTTTATAGGTCATGGCGAATGGGTATCAAGACCTCACAGATATAAAAAAGATACCGAAGTTCAACACTTTGTCATACCAATAGCCAATTTTGAATCCGATATTGTTAAATTTTTAGAAGATAATAAAGGTTACGGTAATTCAGGTACTTTAGAGTATTGGGGTAGTTACGTAGATGTTTTAAAAGAATGGGCTGATTGTTTGGGTGTTCGCTCACCAGATTACCCTGATTTTCAAAAAGTAGATAAAAATATAAATGAATTATTTCCTGATTATATTTAATATTTTTATAATCTTCTATTCGTTTTATTTTTTAAAATCCCTATTATTCACTCAATAAATAATAATTTAACTTATTGATGAATTTAAAGAAAATCGGAAGTAATATCTTTGCAACAAATTTATTTGCAGATTTCATATTATCTAAAATACCAAAAGAAGAACAGTCTATCATAAAAGTGATTGATTGTACCAACTTCTTTGTAATTAAAGGAAAAACAACTTATAATGAAGTTTTAGACATTTCAACTTTAACTTCAGAATTTGAAAAAAAATACAAATCAATAATTAAAGATGTTAAAATAAGTCACTCGATTGACTTAATTGAATATGGTGTTGATATGTCATCTACATCAGAGATTACTCACACTTATTATTTTACCGACAATTGTGCTTATAATCAAAAACAAATTGATTTATTTAAGTCTGAGGATTGTACATACACTAATGAATATGTCCCTAAAAAAATAACCAATGAAGAATTGGTTACTGTATCTGAATTTCCTCATGGATATTCTCTCGGCCAAGGTAGATTATTATATTACTACGGTAAACACATATTTTATAGTATTCCGTCAGATTATTCAACACAATCATTAACATTCAATTTAACCACATTAAAAGATGAAGATGGTGATAACCTACTTAAAGTGTTTAACCCATATCTTGGAACCAATGACGATAGATTAGTTTCCGCAATTTTAGATGTTTTTGATTTTGATATGTCTTGGTTAAGTACTGAAATGAAAAAAGTGGATTGGAGTATAGAACTCACAAATCCACTTAAAGAATATTCTGTAATTAAAGAAAAAAATAAAGATTTAATTTTATTCTAAATAATTCCTACGTTTTTTCTATGTTGATTAACAATATCAACCGCTTCTGTAAGTTCATAATAATTTTTATCAGGAACATATAAAAAAGATTCATGGTTTTCACCATCACCTTCAATAATTAATAATGCAGGAATCATATCGTTTTCAGTTATTTGACTGAATGTGTCATATTCATCCTTATAGACCTCAATATCTCTATCAAAAAATTCAACACCTTCTTTAGTTAATAACTCTTTGAACTCTGTACAAAATGGACAACCTTGCATCGTGTACACAATAACATTTAAATCTTTCATTTTAATTAGTTTAACAAAGCAAGTACTTGGTCTGGTTGTAAAATCCCCGCTTGGGAGAATGTTTGCATTCCTTCCTTGAAGACTTTTATTGTTGGGACGCTTCTGATTCCTAACTCTCTCATATAATCCATATCACTTTCGATATCAAATTTATACACCCCATATGTAGGTGTTCCTGTAGATTCTTTAATTAACGATTCATTAACTTTTTCTAAGTTAACTAACATTACTTTACATGGGCCACACCATGTTGCGAATAAATCTAATACAAAACTTTCTTTGTTAATAATTTTTTGTTTTAATTCTTCAGATGTTATTTGTTGCATTTTTAAATTGTTTTAATACTTGACCAATAAATAAGTCAAATTCGTTTGATTGTTCTTGTTTATAGTGAATAGTTACTTCAATCATTTGTT